GCGGCCGCCGCCCGCGTGGGCGGGGGCGAACCCGCCCCCCGCTGGCAGGCCAAGGTCCTCGCCGTCTTCCCCGACGTCGGCGAAGACGGCCTGTTCAACCTCGGACGAGTGCTCGTGTCGATGAACGGCTACGCCGACTTCGAAGAGAAGAAGGGCGCGCCCACGGTGCTCGGTGTCGACGTCGGCCTATCCGTCACCGGAGACTACTCCGTCCTCGCCCTCAACCGTGGCGGGCGTATCACCATCACCGACCGTGTCAAAGGCTACGACGGCAACCGCCTCGCCAGACTCATCGGCCAAAGAGTACGAGAGCACGGCGTCGACGAGATCCGCATCGACGCCGTCGGAGTCGGCCGGGGCGTGCAAGCCGTCCTCGACAACCACCTGCCCGAAGGCACCACCGTCCACTGGATCATCGGCAACGCCGCTAGCCCGAACAAGATCAAGTGGTACAACTTCCGGGCCGCCATGTACGACACGGTGTCGGAGCTCATCAACGAAGGGGACCTGGCCATCCCCCCGGAGAACACCTCCGACGAACGCACTCGCGGGCTCTTCGACGAGTTCCGCACCATCAAGTACGAGTACCGGGGGTCGGCCCTGCTCATCGAATCCAAGGACTCGCTCAAGCGGCGCGGCGAGCACTCCCCCGACACCATCGACGCCATCTGCTACGCCGCCATGCCCGCCGAGCTCCTGGGCGGCTCAGGGGGCGAGCGGCTCGTCGAGCTGACCGCCGACGAGTCCAGCCCGCAGGATGCGTGGATCATCGACGAGTGGGGCAATGAGGCATGGTCATTCGCCCCGGCGTAGGAGCGGAAGAGAGGGATAGTATTGCGGTCGAACATAAAGAGGGAAGCGAAGAGAAAGGCGGCACTATGAGCCTCATCAGCTGGCTCGACGGACGCTTCGGCAACAGCGGGCGCGTCGAAGCAGCCATGGAGAACGCCGCCCGCGCCTTCTCCAACACCGCCGACGCCCTCACCCGCGCCAGCCTCATGAAAGAAGACATCGGCTGGTACGACCCCGCCAGACACTCCTCCGACCTCGTACCCCTCGGCGTCATCAAAGAACACGCCATCCGCTCACGCCGCCTGGCCACCTACAACCCCATCGTCAAACGAGGCATCAACGTCCGCAGCGCCTACATGTGGTCCACCCTCCCCGAACCCCGCAAGCTCGCCAAGAAGGTCAAGCAGCGTCTCGACGGCATCCTCCTGGGCTACGACGCCCGCGCCCGCGACGAAGCCGCCTTCAACACCGACGGCATGGTCATCTACCGCATCGCCCCCGGCGGCCAGATCGCCCCCGTCCCCATCACCCGCGTCCAAGGCATCGCCCGCGCCGACAACGCGACCAGTGAAGCCGACATCCACGCCCTCCTCATCGGTCCCGTACCCCTCGAAGACCCGACAACCGTCACCGTGCCCGACCCCGAATGGGTCATCCTCGACGGGCGCCCCCGCATCGACGTCATCGACCAGGGCGGCTACAAGACCAACAAGACCGACACCCTCGTCTGCGCCTTCGTCAACCGTCTCACCGGCGAACAGTGGGGCAAACCCGACCTCATGGGCGCCGTGTACTGGGCCAAGGCATACAAGGAATACCTCGAAGCCGGCCACACCCTCGCCATCGCACTCGCCCGCATCGCCTTCAAGGTTAAATCCACCACCGCCGCCCAACAGCAGGCCGTCATCACCAAGATGTCCTCGCTCCAGGACGCCGGGGCCACCGCATCCCTCGGAGCCGACCAGGACCTCCTTGCCGTGTCGAAAGCCGGCGCCGGCATTGACATGACCTCCGGGTCGCCCCTGGCCGCTATGGTCGCCGCCGCCCTCGATGTGCCTCTGTCCGTGTTGCTCACCGACGGATCCGCTGGAGGCCGCCAGGGCGCCGAGACCGCCCTGGAGGAGCCCACCTTCAAGGCTTTCGAGCTGCGCCGCCGCATCCACCAGGACCTCGTCAAGAGGGTGCTCGCCGCAGCCGGCTACAAGACCGAGGTGGACCTGGCGCCCCTGTCGAACGATCTCATCCAGCGTTGGGGTCAGGTCGTGACATTGGGGCTTCAGAACGGCATCCTGCACCGTGTCGAAGCCCGCGAGCTGTTCCTGCGCCGTTTCGCCCCCGTGAACGCCAAGCCCGTGAACGAGCTGCCCGACTGGGAGGACCTGTCCGCCCCCGTGCAGCAGTTCGGTGCTCAGGACGACGGCGGGAAGGAAGAGGACCAGGGCAAGGACGACGGCAACACCGGGGTCGGCCCCCTGTCGGACGGCACCAACTCCTCACGCGACGGCGAAGGCGCAACCACCAACGCATAACAAGGGGACGCCATGTATATTAGTTCGACAGGAGGACAAACATGACGCCGAGAACCAACTTCTGCCTCAACCAAGGCGGAGCCCTCCTCGAAGCCAAAGCCCGACAGGACGGCGTCGACGAGGACGGAGCCGGACACTACCGCATCCGCATCATCGCCCCCGGACGCGGATCATCCGGCATGTACACCACCCCCAACCTCGCCGAATCCGCACCCCTGTTCGCCCCCGGCACCCACATGTACTTCGACCACCCCACCTTCACCGAAGACTGGGAGCGCCCAGAGAGATCCGTCCGCGACCTCGCCGGCGTCTTCGAGTCGGGTGCCCAGATCATGGACGACGGATCCCTCGAAGCCGACATCAAGGTCTACCCCTCCGCCAACCAGATCATCAAAGAGCGCTGGTCCGACATCGGAGTGTCGATCAACGCCTGGACCGAAGACGAAATAGGGCCCGACGGTGTCGTACCCGTCCTCGCCGGCGTCCAATCCGTTGACTTCGTCACCAAGGCCGGGGCCAAGGGAGCCGTCCTGTCGGTCCTCGAATCCGACGGCCACTGGCGCCAGCATCGCCTCGCCGCCGGAACCACCAACCCCAACACCAACCGGGAAAGCAAGGAGCAGCCCATGAAGCCCGAGGAGATCACCAAGGCGGTGTCGGAGGCCGTCGCGGCCGCCCTGCCCGCCGCCATCAAGGAGGCCGCCGCCCTCCTGGCCGACAACGCCAAGAAGGCCGCCGAGGCCACCAAGAAGGAGGACCCCTACGAGGCCGCCAAGGCCATCGCCGAGGCGTCCGACCTGCCCGACGGCGCCCGAGCCCGCGTCATCGAGGCCGTCAAGCGAGGCGCCTCCAGCGCCGACGCCATCGAGACCGAGCGCGCCTACATCAAGGCCATCCGCGACGCCGCCGCTACCGTCAAGGAGGCCGGCGCCCCCGACAAGCCCGCCGAGAACGTCACCGTTACTTCTTGGGCCAAGTGAACCGGAGAAATAGGAAAAGGAGGAAGCCATGATCGGCATCAACGAGTTCGGGCGCACCAGCATCTCCGACGTCCAGGTCTTCGAGTACACCGACACCCTCTCCCTGCCCGTCAGCAGAACCGACTACGAGAAGAGCCACATCGGCGACGTTGTCAAGATCGGCAGCATTGTCGGCATCCTCGTCACCGAGATCGCCCTCACCCCCGAGGAGGAGAAGACCGTCGTCGCCGCCATCGAGGGCGCCGGCGGCAAGTACATCCCCGCCATGAAGGGCACCGGCGGCTTCAACGCCCCCGGCTACGCCTCCGTGCGCATCCGGGGCGGCGTGTTCAAGATGCGCGTCAAGCACACCGCCGCCGCCAAGGTCGGCACCCCCGTCTACGCCGAGAAGCTCGCCGACGGCCGCCACGCCATCACCACGACCAAGGCGGCCGACGGCTTCCTTGTCGGCTACCTGTACAACGCCCTGCCTGCGCAGGGGACGGAGCATGTCGTGCCCGTCATCTTCGACCCCACCGCCCGCTGAGAAGCCGGCAGGGAAAGGAGTAACCCATGATTCAGGGCAGGGTTTGCGAGAACCGCAACGAGTTCGCCCACCACCTCGACCTGGCCCTCAAGGGCGTGCCCTCCTCGCAGGGCGTCGTCCGCGAGACCGTCATGTCCACTATCGGCTACTCGGAGCGCATCACCGAGGCCGTCACCTCCGACATGGTCGCCGGCTGGTTCACCTCCGTCGCCCAGACCGAGTTCGAGACCCAGTACGCCGAGCAGTCCACCACCTGGGACAAGTTCGCCTCCGTCCAGGCGCTGTCCAACTTCCGGCCCACCCAGCTCTACGAGCTCGACCACGACATCGACGCCACCCTCCTGCGGGACAACGGCGGCGAGGTCGTCGTGCCCGAGACCATGCCGCGCATCCCCGAGCTCACCCCGTACCCGACCTTCGGGTACAAGGCCGGCGGAAGGTGGATCGAGGTCCACAAGAACGGTGTGCGCCTCCAGATGTCCTGGGAGGCGTTCATCAACGACGACTGGGACCTCATCGCCCGCTTCCCCAAGGACGCCGCGTTCCTCGCCTCGCGCACCGTCGACGCCGCCGTCTACGGGGCGCTGTTCTCCCTGTCGGCCGCCGCCCCTGGGTTCAACACGAACATCATCAGCGACGCCAACGGTACCGTCCTCCAGGCCCGCCCCAAGGATGGCGTGTTCATCCTCAACGACGTGGTCAAAAACGCGCCCCTGTCGTTCGAGGCCCTGTGCGCCGCCATCCGCCAGGTGCGCGAGACCAAGGTCAACGGCCGCTACGTCGTCGTGCCCAAGTTCGTCCTCCTGATCCCCCCGACCCTCAAGCCGGTCGCCGACATGATCACCGCCATGACGTCGATCGAGCACAAGGCGAAGAACGCGGACGGCTCGCTGTCGAACAAGACGATCCTGTCGGCCACCCCGACCGCCTCCGTCGAGGTCGTCGAGTCCGACCTGGTCGGCCTGCTCGGCGGCAACGACCAGGGCGACACCAACTGGGTTCTGGCCCCGGCGGGCGGTCGCACCGCCACCCGGCGCACGATCCTGCGCACCACGCTCCTGGGCATGGATGGTGTCGAGCTGCGAGCCGCCGCCAACCAGGGCACGTCCCTGGGCGGCGGGGCCCTGTCGGCCACCTCCGGGTCGTTCGACAACGACGACATTCAGTTCCGCGCGCGCATGATTTCCGGCGGCGCCGTCCTGCACACGGACGGTATTGTCGCCTCCACTGGCAAGGGCGCCTGATCGGACCCCCGCCCCCGGGTTGCAGGCAGAGACCCGGGGGCGGGTTCACCCCCTCTTTCAGGAAGCAGGAGAACGCTATGGATGTGGACTACACCACAGATGTGGGTCGGGTGCGTCTCCTCATCCCCGACACCGAAGAACGATCCGACCCCCGCGACCTGCGCATACCCCCCGCCCCCCTGTTCGCCGACGAACAGATCCAAGCCTTCCTCGCCATCAACAACGGCAACATCAAACGCGCCGCCGCAGACGCCCTGCGCACCATTGCCACCACCCAATCCCTGCTCCTCAAGGTCCTATCCACCGACGACAAGTCCACCGACGGGGCCAAGCTCGGCGCCGAACTGCGCGCTCAATCCAAGCGGCTCATGGATGAAGCCGACTCCGACGACAAACGCGACCTCGCCTTCGACATTGCACCCTTCGCGATTCAACCCCAGGACTGGGCATGGCACTGAGCTCACTGGCAGTCAAACACCCCGACTTCGACTCCGCCGCCTACACCGTTCTGTCGCACTTCTGCAACAGCCTCATCGCCATCTACCCCCCGCACAAGGGCAACGGCGAAGGTGATGAGGATGAATGGGTGCCCGGCGCCGGTGTCGTCCACAAGAAGGCCGACCCCATCTGGCGCGGCTGGGCCGCCATCACCCCCAACAAGGACTGGCGCGCCCGCAACAGGCGGCAATCCTACGAAGACACCGCCACCCACGCCTACCGCGTCCAACTGTGGCACATCGACAAGAACCTCCTCGTGCCCGAAGAACAATGGGGGGACCGGACCAAGCGGATCACTCTCGGCTTCAACCAGCGGCTCAAAGTCGAACGCCACGACTCCGACCCCCGCCTCGAAGGCATGGCCCTGGTCATCCGCAACCCCGTCACCGACTCCGACTGGTGGCAGCCCACCCTCCTGTGCGATGTCTCCATCAACGATCTACACGGGCAGGGCTGGTGACCATGGCCGACCAGCTCGTCACCATCCGACAGACCGGCATCAGGGACATCAACCGGGCCATGCGGGCCGTCGAAGAGAAGGCCCTCGCGCAGGCCCTCGCCAAAGTCCGGGCGGCTGTCGACCGTGCAGCCCTCGAAGCCGCCAAATCCATCCAACACACCATCGACACCTCCGGCGCCGGAATGCCCTACAAGCACAACCCTGACACCGACGCCCGAGTGTGGACCGGTGCCATGCGCGACTCCGTCGGTGTCGACTGGGAGCGCGACGACGCCCAAGGCATCAGCGTCACCATCGGCTTCCTCGACACCCCGGAGTACACCAAGTTCCAAGAACACGGCACCGGCAAGCTTCGAGCCATGACGTCACTGGCCGCAGCCCGCGCCCGGGCCGAAGACATCCTCGACTCCACAGGACTGGTGAAAGCCAAATGAACGTCTACGAAGTCGACCAGCAGCTGATCAAACTCCTCGAAGGCATCGAGGGCCTGCCCGTCTACGAAGACACCGTGCCCGGCGGGGCCCAGCCCGGCGGCGCGTACGCCGTCTTCTTCGGCGGCGACCTCACCCCCCGCGCCAAGGCCGTGTCGATGGCCTCTCCGAGGTACTCCGCCCTCATGCACACCTTCGCCGTCATGGTCGCCGCCCGCACCGCTCGCGTACGCAATCAGGTGCGCGAGGAAGTTCGAAACCGGCTCGTCGGCTGGGCCGCCCCGGGTGTCGGACAAGTCCGTGAAACCGGGCAGCTCAACTCCTACGGCGACACCGACGCCACCATCCAACCGCTCAAATATGCTTGCTACATGACGTTCCAGACCATGATCAGCGAGGCCGTCTGATGCCCCGCTACCAAACCCGAGAGGGGATCGTCGTGGAACTGGACGAAGGCTACGCGCAGACGCTGCCCTCTCTGTTCGAGCCGGTATCACCCGACACCCCCGTCTCACCCCGCGAATGCTGCGGGGGAACCGGGTGGATCGTGAACGGCCGGGTTGTCCACCCCGGCGACCCCATCGACTCCGAGGAGGAGAACATCCATGCCCGCTAGCGCCAGCACCGGCACCAAGATGATGCCCGGCACGATCACCATCCTGTGGGTGCCCATTGAGAAGGCCGCCACGCCGACCGAGACCCTCAAGGTCGCCACCCTGAAGGACCCCGCCGTTGTCGACCTCTCCTGCGCCATCGTCACCGGCTTCACCCTCAACGCCACCGACTCCGAGACCGACTCCACGGCGTCGATCTGCGACACCGCTGGCGTGTCGACCCCGACCAGGGACGCTTACGAGGCCAACCTGACGTTCTTCCGTCAGGACCTCCAGGCCGCCGACGCCACCACGTCCGTCTACACGAAGGCTTACGAGCTGTTCAAGAAGGGCGGTGCGAAGGCGAACAAGAGGGGCTGGCTGGTCAAGCGGGTCGGCTACCCGCAGGGCACCCCGATTGCCAAGGACCAGGAGGTGTCGATCTTCCTGGTCATGCCGGACAACCCGCAGGACGTGTCGTCCGACGCGACCACCCCGATCCAGTTCACTGTACCTTTCCTGCCGCAGGGAACCATGGTCCTCAACGAGAAGGTCACCGAGTAATCGTTCGACCGATACACTTAACCCGCCCCCGGTCACCTCCGGAGGCGGGTTTCGTGTTGGAAGGACAAACTGCCATGGCCGACGACAACAGCAAGATGACGAAGCAGGACGACGACGGCTTCGACCTGGAAGCCGCCCTCGACGGCGTCCGACAGGCATCCAAAGAGGTCAGGGTCTACCTCGACGCCGACGCCGCCGACAAGGCCCTCCATCTCAACGGCGCCCTCCTTGAGGCCCGGGGCGACGCCAAGGACATGCCCGCCGAGGTCCTGTCGATCACCGAGGAGCCGGCCACCGTCCGCCTGGAGCGCGAACTCAAGGACGCCATCGCCGCCCTCGACGAGCACGCCATGACCTTCCGTCTGCGCGCCCTGGCCTCCAAGGAGATGGACGTCATCCGCTCGCTCGTCGTCCAGAAGGTCAAGATCCCCAAGGGCCGCAGCGAGGATGAGGTCAACGAGCTCCAGCGTTCGCGCCAGGGTGTTCTCAATGAGTACTTCCTGTCGCACTCCGTGGTCAGTGTCGCCTACCAGGGCAAGACGCGCACCGGCCTGAGCCTGAAGGATGCCGCCCGCCTGCACGAGGCGCTGCCCGCCACCGAATGGGACCGACTCACCGAGACCTTCCTGGAGGCGCAGACCGCCCTCGACGCCATGCAGCGGGTGATGGCTGATCCTTCGTTTCGTTGGGCCCTGTCTGACGACGCCGAGTAACCAGCGTTTCCTCCTGGCGATCTCCACTGCCGTCGACAACCACCTGCCCCCCACCCTCTACCTGGGCGGGTGGGGGGCATTCGGACGCACCATCCCCAGGTGGGATGAGGTCGCCGGGGGGTTCATCGCCCAGGAACTACCCCAGGGTTACCGCAATAAGCTCGACATAGCCTTGGAGCTGGGCTACGCCTTTTACAAGCAGTCGCTATGCCAGAAGTGCGGTACGCCCGCCTGGTACGGGCGGTCCACTGACTCGCGCATCGACTTCGAGACCGAGGACATGGTGTGTTACGCCTGCCAGCACCTGGAGCAGGAAGAGAGGCTGGAGAGCAAGCGGGACGGGCGCAAGCCCGGGGTGACGAAGGTGGTTCGCCCTGTCGGCCTGAAGTATGAGGCCATCGGACGGCAGGACCCCCTGCCGTCTCCGGTGGAGGCTATGCGCTCAATGTAGAATGTTTCGCGGCAGGACATAAAGGGGAGGACTGACCATGGCAGGTGCCGACGACCTCGGGTTCAAGATCAACGTCGACGCCTCCGGCGCCACCAAGGGCGCCAATGAGTTCACCGCCGCCGCCAGCCGCATCGCCCGGGCCACCCAGGCCATGGCCCGGGCCACCATGGGCACGCGCAACGCGGTCATGCAAAACGCCATCTCCGGGCGTGGGGGCGCCGAATACCGCACCCTCATGAAGCAGATCGCCGCCTACAAGGGGCTCATCGACGTCACCCGCAAACTGGCCGCCGCCCAGAAGGAACTTGAGGGCATCGACACCAAGAAGGCGGCAGAAAACATCTCCGCCGCCGTCAAGGCCATGGCCGAGACAATCAAGACCACCGACTACCTGGGTTCGCCCCAACTGTCGAAGCTCAAAGAGCAGGTCGACATGTACTCGCGCCTGGCCAACGTCACCCGCGACCTGGCTCGCGCCAACCGCGAACTCGAAGCCTCACGGCCCAAAGCCGCCGTCCCCAAGCCCGCCGACACCGGCTACGCCAAGTCCGACTTTGAACGCGAAGCCGCCATCCGACGGTACCAGTACCGGGCGTATGCCGCCAAAACCATCCAGAAGTCCGCCAGATCCTCAGGCGACGACGTCACCCGGGCCATCCGCGATGAGACCGCCGCCTACAAGGACCTCGTCGAAGCCATCGGCAAGGCGTCCGCCGCCGAAGAGAAGCGGGCCATCGACGCCGGAATCAGCCACGACCTCGCGCAGGCCAAACGACAGGAGGCCGAGGAGGCTAAGCGTCTGGCTGAAGCCGAACGCGAAGCCATCGCCATCCACAAGCAGGCGCAAGCATTCGAAGCCACACAGATCGCCCACACCGAAGCCAACATCAACGCCAACAACAGGTACATCGAATCTCTGGAGGCCACCCGCTTCGCCGCCCAGGACCTGCGCAACTACCTCACCCTCCTGGCCGGCGGCATGGGCGCCCTGTTCACCGCCTCCGTGGCCGCCGCCGCCAGCCAGGAACGCGCCTTCGCCGACGTCGCCCGCACCACCCAGCTATCCGCCCAGACCGCCGAAATGCGGGCCCTGTCGAACACCTACCACGACCTGTCCACCCAGATCTCCACCACCTATGAGGACCTGTCGGCCATCGGCTCACTCGGCGCCCAGATGGGCATCAGCGCCGACAAGCTCGGAGACTTCACCCACGCCGTCGCCGGGTTCACCACCATCACCGGCACGTCCATCGACTCCGCCACCGAAGCGTTCGGCCGATTCTTCGAAATGGTGGACAACGCTGGTGTCGAAGCGGACCACTCCTCCGAGCGGTACATGAACTTCGCCTCGCAGGTCGCCGAACTCGGGGCCAAGTCCGTGGCCACCGAGTCCGAGATCCTCACCATGGCCAACTCAATCGCCGCCACCGCCGCCAGTGCTGGTGTCGGCCAGGACGCCATTCTCGCCTACGCCACCGCCATGGCGTCCCTTGGGATCAAGCAGGAGTGGGCGCGCGGCTCCCTTCAGCGCATCTTCGGGTCCATCAACGACGCCGTCTCCGAAGCCGGGGAGGGCCTGGACAAGTTCGCCACCGTCCTGGGCATGACCACGACCGAGGCGGAGAACCTGTGGCGCACCGACCCGTCCACGTTCTTCAACAACCTGCTCACCTCTCTCAACAACGTCACCGACAGTGTTGAGCGTTGGACCATCATCAAGAACCTCGGGTTCAAGAACACCCGCGACATCCAGCTGCTCCAGCGCCTCAGCCTCAACATTGACCTCGTCAACGAGTCCTTCAAGAACTCGGCCGACGCCGCCCGCAACACCCGGTTCCTCGACAACAGCCTCGGCACCCTCAACGAGACGCTCACCGAAACCATCGCCCGGTGGAAGAACTCGTTGGCCAACCTGTCCGCCGCGCTCGGCGGACCCTTCCTCGCACCCGTCAAGGCCCTCATCAAAGCCCTGACCTGGCTCCAGAACCTCCTGGCCAACATCGGCAACAACTCCTTCGGACGAATCTTCATGGTCGCCGCCGGCGGCCTCGCCGTCTTCGGCTCCCTCCTGGCCGTGTCGAAACTGCTCCAGGTCGTCCTCCTCAACGTCGCCTCCTCCTACATCACCCTGCGCAAGAACATGATCGAAGCCGGCCTGTCCGGCACACTGTCGTGGGCCAACACCATCCGCCTGATCAAACAGGCCAACGCCGCCCTCAACGAAAACATCGTCCTCACCGGTGCCCACAACCAGATGCAGAAGTCTTTCAACATCGGCGACATGATCCGCGGCGCCGCCGACGGCATCCGCAACATGGCGTCCTCCGCCAAGGCCGCCATCGCCAACACGGGCCTGCTCGGCATCGCCATGAACGGGCTGCGTGCCGCCGCCACCGGAATCGCCTCCATGGGGCCTGTCGGCTGGATCGGCATCGCCTCCGTCGCCATCCCCACCGTCATCGCCCTGTACCACGAATGGTCTGGCGCCGCTGAGAGGGCCAAGCAGGCCACCGAGGACGCCCGCCGCGCCAACCTTGAAGCCTTCGGCGGGGCCGACGCCCTGGCCAAGGCCATCCTCCAGGACGCCCAAGAGGCCGCCAACGGAACCCAGCAGACCTTCGGCGCCCTGGAAGTCGCCGTCCAGGGCTCCGCCGACTCCACCAAGGACAGCGCCGACACCCTCTACTACTGGATCGACGCCTCGGGCAACCTCGTCCAGGCCACCAAGGACCAGGCTGCCGCCCTGGGCTACTCCACCCTGGCGATCGGCGACCACACCGCCGCCCTCATCAAGGACGCCATCGCCTCCTCCGATGCCTTCAAGGCCCTGTCGGCCAACGACTTCAAGACGCTCACCGACCAGGGGTTCGACTGGAAGGAGTGGGCCAAGCAGTATGCCACCGGCGGCCAGGACGCCGCCAACTCCTACATCAACGGGTTTATTGAGACGCTCAAGGCCAGGAAGGACGAGATCTTCAAGGCCAACACGTACGAGGCGCGCACTTACTCCGGCCCCTACGACTACACCGGCACTGTCACCAGGAAGTACAACAACACCCAGGCCGGGCGGGACGCCGAACAGCAGGTCCAGAACCTCAACGACCAGATCAAGGCCCTGGAAGACCTGAAGGGCAAGCTCGGCGACGTGTCCGGCGCCGCCGCCGACGCCGTATCCTCGCAGGCCGCCCTCGGCCAGGTCGTCCAGGGCCTGACCGGGAACACCCAGGACGCCGCCGACGCGCAGGGCAACCTGGCCGACGCCACCGCCGACGCCTCCGAAGACGCCAAGACCGCCGGGCAGGCGTGGGACGAATACCGTCAGGCCCTCGACTCCATCATCGACTCGGCCTTTGCGTTCACTGACGCCGAAGCGAACATGTACTCCGCCCTCGACAACCTCAACCAGTCGCTGTACGACAACGGCAACGTCTTCAACACCTGGTCCGAGGGCGGGCGCGAGAACACCAAGGCCCTTGAGGAGTACCTGAAATCCGTCGCCCAGTACGCCTCACAGACGGCCGAGAGTATCGGCCTGTCGGGCCAGCAGGCGCAGGACTTCATCGCCGAATACGTGCTGAGCGCCATCGACGACCTCAAAGCCCAGGGTGTCGACACCACCTGGGTGGACAAGTACATGAACGACGTCGTCAACTCCATCGGTCAGACCGTTCAGGGTCCGACCCTCGACATGTCCGACATGAACCACGGTCTTCAGGACGCTGTCAACAACGCCAACCAGGCGGCCGCCCTCATCCAGCAGATCCTGCGCGGTGTCGGCATCTCCACTTCTTCGCGCCCCACCGGCGGCGTCTCGATCAAGGGCGGCGGCGGTGGTAAGAACCGCGGCGTCCTCATGCACAAGAACGGGGCCGCCGGCGGCAGCCAGACGGCCGCGGTTCAGGCCGCCCAGAAGCAGGCCCTGGCGATGATGGCCCACCAGTTCCAGGGCGCCGCCAAGGGCTTCTACCAGTTCACCCCCAAGCAGTCTTCTTCGGGCCACGGCGGCGGGGGCGGAGGCGGCGGTGGCCGTGGTGGCTCCGGCGGCGGTGGCGGAGGTCACGACTACACGCCCCGGTCCTCCTCGGCGCGAACCAAGAAGGAGAAGACCCCCGAAGAGATCTTCGAGGACTTCCTGTCGCGCCTCGACAAGGCCATGAACGCTGCCCTGAACAAGTTCTGGCAGAACCAGGACGCCCAGGACAAGTACCATGCGCAGCTCAACTCGATGCGCAAAACCATCGAGGACGCCAAGAAGTCCATCGAGGACCTGGGCAATGAGATCTGGGACCTGAACAACACTCTCTCCGAGAAGGAGAACGACCTGGCCAACCAGCGGTACTTCCAGTCCGTCGCCAAGAAGTACGGGGACAACTCGCGGGTGCGCGACATTCAGGTCGACATCGACAAGACCACGAAAGACATCGCCGACACCAAGAAGCAGATCGCCGACAAGCAGAAGGACATCCAGGTCACCCGGGACGGCATGTACGCCCTCAACGGGTACACAGAGGCAGCCATCAACAACAGGGCCGCCCTCAAAGCCCTCCAGGCGACCATGATCGACATGATCAACGCCTACGGCGCCTCCGGGGCGTCCACCGAACAGCTCACCGCCTACGCCGCCCAGCTCAAGCAGGAGTTCATCGCCCAGGCCACGCAGATGGGCTTCAATCAGGACGAGGTCAACACCCTCGCCGGCGCCTTCGACCACCTCACCTACACGATCAATACCACGCCCCGTGTCGTCGACGTGGAGGTGTCGGACAACGGTTCGGCCGCCGCTACCGGTGACCGCATCCGCAACATGGCGTCCAACGGCGGCGCCGGTTACTCCGCCCCCGTCACCGCCAACGCTGACACCTACAAGGCCGCCTGGGATCTGCGAGACCTGACCAAGACCGAATACAAAACCATCCTCGTCCAGTTCCAGCAGGTCCAGAGCCCCCTGTCGCGTGTCGGCGGCGGCATGGGCATCATGGGCGGGCGCTTCGCACACGGTGGCCGCGTACCCGGCTACGCCGCCGGCGGCGGACTGCTCGGCGGCCGCCGGGCCGGCAACTGGGACGCCGACAACCTGCTCGGCATCACCCGGGCCGGCGGTGTCGTTGGCCTGCAAGGCGGCGAATACGTCATGCCCCGACGCAGCATCGACAAGTACGGGCCCGACATGATGGAATCCATCCGGTCCGGACAGTTCCGCCCCGAAGTCAAGGTCAACAACGGCCCCGGCTTCTCGGGACCCATCACCATCAACCCCAACCAGATCCACCAGCTCGCCCGCGCCGTGTCCACCGTCCTCAAACTCGACGGGCGCACTGTCGGCGCAGCCGTCAACAACGTCAACGCCGCCTCCGGGCGGAGAGGGACCTACTGATGCCAGCACACCACGGTGTCGCCGCCCTATGGACGGGGAGGCGCTTCGCCTGGATCCCCGCCCCCGACGCCCCCGCCTCGCACACGCTGGTGTCGTGGGGGTCCGCCGACCAGCTGGTCGGGGGTGGGGCCGCCGTGTCGGCCTCACACTACGCCGCTCGCACCATCGAACTGTCGTGGTCCAACCTGACCCGCAGCGAGCTCTTGCTCATCCAGGACATGTTCACCTGGGCGGGCGATGACGAAGTCCTCTACCAGGACGACATGAACTCCGGTGGCAATATTCTCTCCCCGCTCCTCGGCCGCCCCCACCTGCACGCCGACGCCCTCACCCCGCTCGCCTACGACGACAACGGCATCGCCCTGGCCAAAACCGTCAACGTCAACAACGGCCCCCTCAAGGCCCTCGCCTTCACCGGGACCGCCCCCACCGACGGCAAGACGCATACATATACGGAGCGGGTCATCATACCCCCGGGGGCCGACATGCACATCGTCGCCTCCGGCGCCCTCACCACCCCCGGGGTCGTCCAAGTCACCGGCGGCATCAACATCTCCCCCGCCGCCATCTCCAGGATCCCCGGCAACGCCGACGACCCCCGCATTGTCGAAGTCGTCGTCACCGCCCCCACCACCCCCGGCCAAGTCCTCACCTGGGTGCGCGCCGCCTTCTCCGCCCGCGGGGCCAACGCCCCCAACATCTGGCCCTACGCCACACCCGAAGGCTTCGGCTCCATGCGCGTCGAACCCGGCTCCTTCGCCATCACAGGCACCAACCCCGCCCTCGGCATATTCTCCGCCACCCTCAACCTCCGGGAGGTCTGGCCATGGCTGTAAGATTCTTCGGCGCCCCCACCACCGTCGCCTCCTGGTCCTACGATGAGGACGCTGTCTCACTGGACCGCGGCGAATCCCCCTCCGGCACCGCCACCGTATCCGTCGCCGGTGCCGGCACCTACCAGCCCCACGACCTGACCCCCCTGCTCGGCAAAACCCTCATCGTCCAAACCACCGACCATGGCCGGTCCGACATGACCGTCACGGACCTGACCATCGACGATGATTCTTGGACGCTCACCGGCGGATCCGGCCTGGCCGCGCTCAATCAGGTCGGCACCCTCAACCCCCAACACCGCACCGACATCAACGCCATCCTCCTGCGCTGCTACCAGGCGGTGAGAGCCTACGCTCCGCCCATCGACATGGACGACACCGTCAAAGACCTGCGGTTCAACATGCCCGGCGGACGAGACAACGTGTGGGCCATGCTGCGCCGGTTCCTGAGCGCCAACATGCTTGACCTGTCGTGGGCGGGACAACGCATCCACGTCACCACCCGCCCCGGGCGCACCGTCTACCTCCAGGATCGCACCAAAGCATCCACCGTGTCGTTGGAAGACGGGGCCAGGTCGAAAGAAATCCACGTCAACGTCTACCACCGCACCCCCTTAGGTGCCGACGACCGTGGTCTCATCTACCCGGTACGCGCCTCCATGTACCCGACCGCCGACACCACCTTCGGTGACGACGCCGACGGAAGCGTCATGACCGTCGGGGCCGGGGAGCGCACCGCCACCACCATCCACTTCGGCGCCGAAGTCACCTACGTCAACCAGCCGACCATCGTCAAGCGCATCCCCTTCAAGAACGGATCCCCCGACCTGAGCGCCATGCGCAACGGCCTGTACGTGGTCGTCGGCAAGGACAACAAGCCGATCATGCCTGCCCAATGGAAAGACATGGGCGGGGGTCTGCGCGTCATGCTCAACGACGACCGGCGCAGCGCCGACATCATCTTCTCTGGCATGAACTACGAGCACCTCGCCCCCTACAGGCTGTGCGAATCCGACGGCAAAACCGACCACCCCGCCCTGTACCTGATCGGCGGATTCGGCTCCTACGTGGACATCGAAACCCTCATCCTGCACACGGGCGCGAAGGGAACCGACGACATCACCACCATCGACAACCCCGCCATCGACACCCGCGCCAAAGGGTGGGCCGCCGCCCAAGCCGCCGCAGACGCCCGCGTCGGAGCCACCATGACCCTCCAGTGGAAAGGCACCCCGCCAGCCGAAGAGCAGATCTTCGGCACCCTGGTCGGCGCCCGCTTCTACTTCAAACACCACTGGTGGCGTGTCGAATCCGCCTCCCTTAGCGAAGACGGCCTGTCGTTGCAGGCGGGCCTCCACCCGCTTCTGGCCGACTACAATCGTGTCTACCCGCAGGTCTCCGGACTGCCCCTCGCCGGGAGCACACTGCGGGACCTGTCAACCGTAGGGAACCTTTGAACTATGGCATCGTTCTCCGCCTCCGTCTTCCCCGCCTCCAACCTGGCCCCACAGGCGCAGGAGTGGCGGGGGGGCCCCGGCCGGCGGGCGCGCGCCCCCCCCAGAACCCCGCCCCCCACCGCCCCCCCCCCACAGAATCATGGCCAGGTGGGGGGCGACGCTGGGAGCAGCCAGCACCCTCGACGAAAAACTCGACGACCTGGCCACCCTGGCCGGCGCCGCCAGCGCCAAATCCGACGACGCCCTGTCCTGGCACGAGGTTCCGCCCGTCTCGCCCGGCCCTGGTGTCGAAAGCCCCGACATCCCCGTCAACCCGAACGCCACCTGGTACGTGTGCGAACTGAGCCCCGGGGGCGTGGGTGTCGACAAGGACCGTGTCAAGGAGGTGTGGCAGTGGAATGCCCCGGGTACGGAGTCCGGCGGCCAGCTGGGCAAGTGGGTGCAGCAGCGCTGGGGCGCGGACACCCTGGGTGAGGGGGCTGTCGACTACAAGAACCTGGCCGCCGCCGCCCGCGGTGACCTGGAGGCCGCCAAAGCCCTGAAGGGGCGTGTCGACACCCTGTCCGCCTCCTACGAGCAGACGAAGGCGGACCTGGAGCAGGCGAAGAAGGACGTGGCCAAGGCGGTGGCCGGCGCCAAAGACGTCATCATCTCCGACACGGAGCCCACCGGGGCCGACCGCAAGCCCGGCAACCTGTGGGTGTCGACCGCCGGCGGCACCACGAAGCTCTACGTCTTCGATGGCGACAAGAACGCCTGGGTCCTCGTAGAGGGAGACGACGCCGCCCAGGCCGCGGCCGCCGCCGCCGAAGCGCAGAAGAAGGCGAAGGAGGCCCTGGACAAGGCGCAGGCTGTGGAGGACATAGCCACCGCCGCCAAGCTTGCCGCCCAAAGGGCACAGGCGAGCGCCGACGGGAAGAACACGATTTTCTACCAGGCGAACAAGCCGACCCTCAACGGGCGCACCGAAGGCGATCTGTGGTACGACACGGACGACGGCTACAAGATGTACCGCTACTACGCCCAGGTGGACGACTTCGTTGTCGCCTCCATCGGGGCGTCCTCGCTGGAGGGGAGCGTCACCCCCAGTGTGGCGTCCAACTTCTGGAATAACATTCTGGATGCCGGCGCCCCGAAAGTCCGCCCGGTAGGCGGGGACATGATCGCCCGGCAGGCCATCACCACCGTGCACGTGCAGGGTCTTGACGCCGGCGTCATCACCTCAGGGTTCATCGGCTCCGACCGCATCGCCGCCCGGTCCATCACCGCCGCCCAGATGGCTGCGGGGACCATCACTGCTGAAAGCGGCGTCATCGGCTCGCTCAATGCCAACGACATCAAGTTCGGCACCCTGTCGGGCGACCGTATCGACGCCAACACGTTGCGGGGTAAACTCATCGAGGGCGGCACCCTCAAGGGCGGGACCATCGAGGGGGGCACAATAACGGGCGGCACGGTCAACGGCGGCCGCGTCATAGGAACCACCATTTCGGGTGGATCAATCACCGGTTCCACGATCACCGTCGACCGTACGGGGGGCCCAAACAACCGGGTGACAATCGACACGGTCAACGGGATCACCGTATGGAAGGGGTCGACGGCCTACGCCCGAATGGACCCGTCACTGCCCAACGGGCTGGCTCTGTACAATCCGAACTCAGCCGACCTGTTCTCCAACCTCACCGACGTGTCGTCCATCATCTTCGGTGCGCAGTTCAAATCGAAAGTTCTCAGCCCGGCGGCTCCGTCCTCCGTGGACGGGGCCTATGGTTACTCCTGGTCGTTCAATGCCCCCGCCTCAGGGCGAGCCCTTATCATCGCCCAAATCCACTACTCCGTCGGCGCCCAAAGCCCCCTGTGGAGGGGCCTGTCGATTCAACGGGAACGCAACTCCGGGGTGTGGATGACGACCGCATACCTGTACGCGTCGAACGGTTGGCAGTCCGACACCCCCATGTTCATGGGCCTGGCCACCGGCCTGCCCAAGGAGGGCAAGTGCACCGTTTGGACGAAGATCGCTTTCTCCACCAACGGCACCGCACCATTCACCCGCTGGGAAACCAGCTTCGCCACCGCCGCGCTTATCCCCTGCTGAGAAAGGAAGAACAGCCGCCATGCCGCAAACCGACCCCAACGGCATCGTCGTCTACACGAATGACGACACCGCCGCCAACTGGCCCACCCTCCTCAACATGGGCCTGTCGTCCGTGTCGAACGTCATCACCGGCCTGCGCCGCTCCAGCGTCTACAAGGCCAACAACGCCGCCGCCGCCAACACCCTGCGCGACAACCTCATCAAAGCCGGCGTCACCCCCTCAGCCACCGACCCCATCCTCATCTACCTGACCTCCAACGGGCAGATCATCGCCTGGGACGGCAACACGTGGAAAGCCAACGGCTCCGACATCTCCTCCTGGGTCATCACCGGATCCGAAGTCGCCTCCCCGGCCACCCCCATCACCGGGGGCATCCTTGTGGGAAGCCGCGGGGATGCCTCTCACTTCCGCGAGGAGGTGGGCACCAGCGTCATCCGCGTGCCCACACCGCCCGACCCCCGCTACACGGGCTTCATGAGCCTGGCCCGCAAGTACGTGGGAATCGCCTCCGCTATCTTCAGCAATGGCGACCTGTGGTCCTTCGGCGGCAACGTCGGCGGCGCCGGGTACGGCTACGACCGGGTCAAGAACAACGACGGCCAGATCGTCCGCCTGCCCTACATCGCCTACGGGGCCAGGCCCGGCAGCCTCATCCGCGTCAACTACATCATCAAAGGCTGGGAGGTGTAAACCCCATGTTCATACCCCACCCCCCATGGGCCAACACCATGGACCGGGGCCTGCGCGGCCTCGGATACGCGGCCCTGGCCGCCTTCGCCTTTTACGAAACCGGCATGTGCCCACCCAACGCCGATGCGCACATCTGGTACAACCTCGTCGTACACGCCGCCCTAGGCGTCTTCTCCGGTGTGTGCGCCGCCGCCTGCTGGGCCGGCCGCTCACAAGTCGAACTCGTCGTCCTACCCCTCGTGCTCGGAGGAGCGTCCGCCTCCTGGATCCTCGTCCTATCAGCCCACGGCATCGGCGCCCGCGTTACCGCCCTGTTATCAGTGATCATGCTCCTGTCGGCTAGAATGAACTGGCTGCGATGGCTGCGGCACCGGGCCCTGGTCATGAAGGCCCTGGAGAACGGGGACGAACCGGGGGCGAGGTGAGGCATGAACCCTCTCATCACCACCATCGGATCCATCATCGCCCTCATCACCTCCGCCCTAGCCGCCTGGGGATCCTGGGTGAAAGTCAACTCCGACCGACGCCGAGGCGTAGGCGAAGAAGAAATGAGCCGCTCCAGGTTCGGCCTCGACGCCCTCAAAGCCGCCCTCGACTCCAAAGACATCCTCATCGGCCAATACAAGGACGAGATCGCCCGCCTGCGCATACAAGTGCACGACCTGCAAGTCGAGATCGACAGGCTCAAGCGGAAACGCCCCCGGTCCAACTGAGCACGACGAAGCCCCGCCCCTCCGCCTTCCCCGCAAGGAGAAGGAAGAAGGACGGGGCTTCATCATCAGGCGGCCATGCGCGCCAGCAGGCCCTTCAGGCGAAGGGTCATCGCGCCGTAATGGAACAGGTGCCTGGCGGCGTCACGCACGTCGTCAGCATCCGGCTGGCCGACCGACTTGCCCGTCGGCCAGAACCCCAGCGCCTTCAGCGTGGCGTCGCGGACCAGCGTCTTGGCCTGCGCCGGCGTCTGATAAACGATCGGACGCCTGTCATAGATGTAATCCATGATGGCGTTGACCTTCACCGGGGTCAGGTCAGCCAAGAACTGGTTGTGCGGGCGCAGGTCGAAGCGCTCGCCAACGACAACATCCGGCTTGTAACACCAGATGGCGCCCTTGAGCGTGAACGCCGTGTCAGCGTGGCTGTCGGCGACGAACTGGTCGTACTCGACGATCTCCATGTCGTCGCCGTCGACAACCCCCAGAACCCACCCGGTCGACACCCCCGGGTCGTAGGCGAAGACCCTGGTCACTGGCCCAACACCGCCGTAACCAAGCCGAAACCGACGAGGAACACCGACAGGCAGGCGGTAGCCCTGAACCACCACTTGGAGAAGCCCTCCGCGCGGCCGTCCTCGGCGAACATGTACCCGGCACTGAACACGAACAGCACCAGGGTCACGGCCCGATAACCGAACCAGCCGCCGGCGCTCACGGGGCAATCACCGCCGCCCGCACAGCACGCTCGTCACCCTCGTCGGCCTCCGACCACGCCTCATCCGAACTGCTATCGCGAACCACCAGACGCGGATAGGCGTCAGCGTCCACATAGTCGTCGCGCACGGCGGAAGGGACCGGCACCAGGATGGGCATGTCACCCCACCGCTGCCACAACAGCGTCAAGAACGACAGGAACCTGGTCAGACCGTTACTGCGCGCCCCCCGACGGGAGCGGGTCTTCATGCTTGCAGGCACCCAAGCGATCGACACATCCTCCATGGCGCTGACCAAGGTGATCGCACACCTGTCGTCGTGGATGCGCACACCGTCAGGGTGAATCACCACCCGCAAGGGCCGATGCTTGCGCGGCCTGGACATCACGCCCACCTCGCCTCGAACTCGACGATCTCACGGGCCAGCCACGCGGCCGCCATGGTCGCCACCTGAACCAGCTCCTCAACCAGGTCACCGGCGTGCCCCGTGGGAGTGGTGGCGTCGGGGGTCAGAGCGCGGGCCACCTCACCGATCTCCTCGCCCAGGATCGCGAACTTGTCGTAGTCCTCCACCAGGCGGGAGAACGGCGTGTAGCCGTGGTGCTTGAGGTGGGCGCGCCGGTACTCGGCGGTCACATCCTCCTGGAGCACGTGCCGGGCCTTGTTGCGCAGGACACGCGGCTTGGCGGTGGGGTACTTCAGCCGGGCCACCCACAGGGCGGCCAGGGCGGCGGTGGACGCCAGGGCAAGCTTGCGCCCCTCACCACGCCAGGTACGAGACCCGAAGAACATGATGTCCGCCAGGCAGGAGGACCTGTCGTCCAGACGGTAGGGGTCGTAGAGGACGCCCATGACCTCCTCGATCTGAGCGAGGGCCTTGTCGAGGTCATTCTCCAGCATTGTTGTTCTCCTTCGCGGACTCAATGCGGATCTCCTCAGTGGTGACGACAATGGACGTCTCCAGGTTGCGCAGCTCCTGGCGCAGGGCGTCCAGACGGCTGGGCCGCTCAACCTGGTCCGCCACCTTGTTGCGCCACCGCTTGAGGTACCACAGCGCCTTGTCGATGTCGTCGAGGATCGGCGACCCGTTCTTCTTGCCCGCCCGGCACACGTACTTGACGACGTTGCCGGGCAGGAACTCCAGGTGTTCGGTGATGTCGATGACCTCCGCGCCGTCGGTGAACCCCACATAGTGGGGCGGGTGGTTGATCATGTCGGCCATGATGTCCTCTCTTCCTCTTGTCATTCCTTGTGGTACCGCTGGCAGGTGTAGCCGGCGGCCTTGATCACGAGATCGTCGTCGGCCCAGGCGGGCGGACGACACATGATCTCGGACACTTCGGCGACGAGCGCCTCTCCGTCGAGGCCCCGTTTGTCGGCGGGGATCTCGCAGACGACTTCGTCGTGGATGTGGGTGACGACCGGCCACCCGGCCTCCTCCAGGTTCCGTAGCGCTTGGACGAGGATGTCGCGAGCGACGGCCTGCACGATGTTCTCGGTGATGATGCCCCCGTGCAGTGGCTTGTAGGGGACCCGAGCCCGGTCGGCGCCGGTGTTGAGAACATGGGGCACGAGGCGGGCCGGTCCTAGCGGGGCGCCATCGGCGTCGAGCGGCTGCTTCCAGCGGCGCGTCAAGCCGCGGTACACGATGGGCCGTCCGGAGGGCAGCCACACGTAGCGGTCCTGCCCCTTGACCTCGATGTTGACCAGGCCGGTGTCGACGCCACCGCCGGTGTTGATAATGCGCTCCAGCTGCGCCCAGAAGCGGCGGATAGCGGGGGACTTGTCGCGCCAATTGTTAATGATGGCCTGCAATTCCTTGCGGAGAATATTCTCCGGGGTGCCTTTCGGCATGATTTTCCTACCGCCCATTTTGAGCGCCGCACCAACGCCCCCGCGATAGCCACAGCTGAGTACCATAACCTTGCCGTGCTGCCGATCGAAGCCCCTTTCTGGCCCTCCAAGTTTATCAGCAGTGGCGACATAAATGTCCTCGCTGTTGTGGAACGCGTCGAGCATCCACTGCTCACCGGCCAGCCACGCCAGCACCCGGGGCTCGATCGACGAGTAGTCGCACACGACGAACGGCCCCATGAGCAGCGGGCGGATCAGCTTCTTCAGCTCAGGCGAGGGGGCCGAGCCCCCCGACAGCAGCCTGTCGACGGCCCGCCCCTCAGCCTGCGTGTCGTAGCCACCGTCCGGCCCCGGTTTCTTGAAGCCATCGCGGGCCAGGTTCTGGAACTGGATGAGCCGGCCGGCAAACCGGCCCGTCGACGCACCGAAGTACTGCATGGTGCCCCGCAGGCGCCCGTCGTTGCAGGCGGCCCGCTTGGCGGCGGTGAACTTGGCGGCGGCCGACACCGCGCACTCCTGACGCAGGGTCAGGACCTGGCGGACGTCGTCAGGCAGATCCTCCTCCAGCAGCTCCTCGACCGTGCCCTTGCGCAGGTCCTCCGTGTCGACACCCCACCCGCGCAGCCACGTGCGCAGCTGAGCCACCGAGTTGCCGTTGTCGACACCGGCGATCTCGCCGATGCGCTCCAGCGCCTCGGCCCGGTTGTCCTTAAAGCAGCGTTCGGCCGCCCTTGCTAACGCAAGGTCAACACGGACGCCGCGGTCGTTGATCAGCTGGTCAACCTCGTACACCTTGCGCTCACCGCGGGGGAAGCCGAGACCCAACCGCTTGGCGGCGTCGCGCATAGTCTCCACGTCTTGGTCGCAGTAGGCGCCGAACGCCGCCCAGTCATCGGGGCGGGTGGAAGGAAGAACTCGTTCACCCTTCCGCCCCGGCTTAGAGAACAGGTTGATGAGCCGGGTTCCGGCTTCATCCTTCTCCTCCGCGCCCATCGCCAGGGCGAAGTCCTTCAGAGAGGCGGGCAGCCCCCACGCCCGGGCTAGGGCGGCAGTGTCGAAGAACATGTTCGGCGACAGGAACCCCCGGCCACCGAGCAGCCTTGATAAGTTTATCCGCTCGAAGGAGGCGTTGTGGGCGATCTTCAGCACCCTGTCGTCGAACAGGCCGGGGATCGCCAGGATCGCCTCGTGCCCCTCGGCTCGCCGGACGGGGCCATCATCCTGTGCCCACGAGCACATGAGGATCCGCCACTCCGGGTGCTCCGTATACTTATACACCCCGGCCTTAGCCAGATCGACGGGCGAGTAGGTCTCAATGTCGATCCACAGGACCTCTTCCCCCCACCACAGGACTCCACCTTTGCGCCACGGGGGCGTGTCGCCGGCCGGCCAGACAGACTTGAACCTGTTAGCCCGGTTGATGATCTCAGACAGCTCTCGCAGACCGACATCGACGGGGGCCGTCCACGGGCCCTCGACACCGAACAGGCCAATGGCCGGGCGAGCGGGGTCTAACGGCCAGTCGGGGCCAGCCAGGTCGATGTGATCCCCGGGGGAGGTGCGCTTAATGTAGAGAAGCAGGTCGACCTGCTCTCGGGTCAGATGATGCGGGTCGGGGACCAGGTACACCGGCGCCCTCATGAGCGCGCCTCTCGCTCGGCCTTGCGCTGGAGCGCCGTCTTGCTACGACGCCCGCCCAGGACCCTCTTCTCACGGCTACCCACCATGCGCAGGATGTCATCCCTGGCCATGAACGCGATGTTGTCCGGACCCCACGGCCGGTCGCTGTCGGGCCGCACAAACCCCCAATAGTTAAAGTCGACGTTCGGGGGAAGGTTGATGTTGGCCTTGATCCAATCCAGGGCGTCCTTGCGGGTAGCCCAGTCCATGCCCTGGTCGCGTTCCCAGTTGCCGATACGGCGCAGCAGGATGGTGTCGAGCGGCTTGCCACCGGAATTGGCCCGCCTCCTCCGGGCCGCCTTGGAACGCTTGCCCTGCTCGCACCCGCACTCGGGGTTATCGAGGAGCCCGGAGGCGGTGCTCTGCGAGCGGCGCTTGCAGTAGACGCACTGCACGTTGAACAGCGGGCCCTTGGTGGGAGTCCACCCGGCGGGCTCAAGGGAGGCGATCCGGTAGTCTCCAAAGAGATGGTGCAGGAGGGCTCCGAGGAGCGGGTGGGGCTGGTATACGACCTTGTCGGCGGTCATTGATGGTCCTCTTTCTTCTTGACGGTCAGGAGTTGGTGGTGGGGCGGGCGACGTAAACGACTTCGCGGTCGCCGGGCCGGTCCGGGTTGGGCAGAATATCCTTGAGAGTGCCTTTCCGCTGGCAGTGGATGAGGATCTGGGTGATCTGTTCCGGCCGCTTGAACTTCGACTGGAACTTGGTGAGCAGGGATGCGTACGGGGCCCGGTGGCCGGGCTGAGAGGCGACCCACTGCTCGACGTCGGATACCATGCGGGAGAACCCGTTGGAGTCTACCTGGACGACAAGAGCCTCCGAGCAGCGCACCCACGTCCCCGCCAGGTCGATGGCTTTGACGACATGACGCAGCTCGATGGCATCTTTCTGCTCGGTCATGGCCAGCAGGGCGGCGATGCGCAGGGCGGAGTACGACAGCCGCTCGCACGTGGGAAACAGGGCCGTAGCGTTGAGCGGGTGGTTGGCCGCCAAAAACATGACATCGTAGGCGAACCGCTTCCACCGCTCCAGAGCGTCGTCGTCGCATCCGAGGGGAACGCGCAGGTCGGACGCCGGCGTGGAGGTGGCGACAGCCGCCTGGTAGCCTTTGTCCCAGAACCTGACCACCGACACCAGGTGGTCGACAATCATGTTCTTGACGGCGTCGACTTTCGCCCGCTCACCGGTGCGCCAGGTGACATCATCAGCGCCGGGCTCGAAGCCGGTGCGTGAGTCGACAACCACCAGACACCGGGGGACGAACCCAGAGATGATGCGGTCGATGGTCAGGTGTTTGGCGGTCAGGTCGAAAATGCCGGTGCCGTAGAAGCTCATCCAATGGTCGACACCGCCTTTCCTCGACAGGCCGCCGCCTTTACGCAGGACGGCGGGGACGCGGCCGTCGTAGATTTTGGTGAGCATGGGGATGAACCCGGACATGTAGGAGCCCTTCCGGCCCGCAGCCTCGAACGTGTCCTGAACCTCATCAATGCTCATCATGGTCGACAGCCGGGGCAGGTCTCCGAGCCATTCTTGAAGGGCTTCGGGAGTGGCATCCTCGGGCGCCTCGTACACGCCGTCGTCGGCACCGAGCTTCTCAGCCACGGACGCCAGGACGGAGTGGGCCAGGCGCAGGGCGGTGCTCTTGCGGGACTGCGTGGTGCGGCCGAGCACCAGCCAGTACGTGTTGAGCCCCATGTCGGTGAACCGCAGGGGCAGTTTGGCGTAGCGGGCGAGCAGGGCGGAGAGCATGGTCAGGCCGCCGGCCACTGAGAACTCCCAGGGGGCCTGCGGGGACTTGTGCCCGACCCAGGAGGTGAAGGCGTCGATGAACGTGTCGGTGACGGGTTCTTCTTCGGGGTGGAGGAATTGGATGCGGGACCAGTACAGGCCCTGCGTGTCGGCGTTGAGGATGCCGGGCAGCCGGTCGGCTACGAGGGCGGGGGAGGACTCATCGCCGAAGGTGTTGACGCCTTCCAGGGGGGTCAGGCCCAGGACACGCAGGAGGTCGGATTCGTCGTCCTCGATGATGACGTCGTCCTCGTGATATTGGCGCCAGCGGGCGGCGTCTCTTTGCACCTGCTTCCACAGGTCTTTGTCGCCGCGGTTGTCGCGCCTGTACTTGTTGCAGGCGGCTTCACGCAGGATGAGGAAGGCGGAGCGGGTGTCGAGGCCGGCTTCGAGGAGGATGCATTCGAGGTGGTAGAGCTTGCCGGACCAGTCGTCGGTCATGTCTGGTTGGAGCATGAACAGGTCGTTGGCGGCGGAGTTGTTGACGATGGCCAGCAGCCGGTAGATCTCGTTGGGGTCGGTCTCCTGGGGAACAGTGTGGAGGAGCTCGCCGGGTTTGAGTGGTGAGGCGGGCGGGTAGTCGGCGGCGAACTCCGCGGCGGTGACGGCAGGGCCGGTGCGCTGGATCTTCGTGCCGTCTTGGAGGACCTCCTCGTCGTATTGGGTGACCCGGTAGGGGGTGCCGTATTCGGGCTTGGTGTTGTACGACCAGGGGACACGCAGCATCTTGGCCAGCGGCCAGCCGCGGTCCATGCCGTCGTCGGCGTGGGCGTCGTACAGGCCGTGCGACAGGTCCTCAAGGTCATTGTTCGACAGCGAGGCGGCATCGGTGAACCGCCAGTAAGCGTGCCAGCGCCCGGGGGACGTGCGCACGAACGTGGTGGGCGCCACTTTGAGGAGGGCGGGGTCCATGTCGTCGCCGTCGCAGTAGACAACGTCGCAGCGCAGCACGTTGGCCTTGGCGGCGTGGCGGGGGTCGGTGGAGGAGGGCGGCTGGGAGAACGTCATGGGCTTGAAGTAGACGTCGCCCTGCGCGTGGTCTTGGACGTAGCGGCCCATGGCGTTCTTGTTCTCGGGCCAGGCGAACCACTTGAACCGGGTGAGCCGGCCGTAGGGGTCCTTGGTGATGATGGGCACCCAGCCGGGTGTGTCGGGCAGCACTTCCTCGAAGAAGCCCATGTCTGTCTTCTCTTCCTTCTTTTATTCCGTCTCTTCCGCGGGGACGACGGGGCCCCGACGCCGTCAGTTTAACGACGCCGGGGCCCTGCCGGTTACCGGTGCAGGATCACGACCCGGTATCGGGCGGTGGCGCCTTTGGGCACGAAGGAGGGGTCGTCCTCGTAGCGCCCGGTCCACGAGAACTGCTCGTAGTCGGGGTCTTCGAACTGGTCGGCGACCTCGCGGATCTCGATCTTGCCGATGTTGTCGTACCCGCCCTCGTAGCCGTCGACGAGGACGCGAACCCCGCCGCCCTCCTCGTCGCGCAACTCCTTCAGCTTCTCGATCAGTTCGTTGAGGGTCATCTGTTGTTCTCTTCTCTAGTACGACGTGAGCTCGTCCAGGACCCACTGCAACAGCTTGCGGCCGAAGGGCTTGTGGGATCGTGAGGCAAACACGATGAGTCCGATGTCCGAGATGATCGCGCTCCTCTGTCGTCCGCCCTCGGTCTCCAGCTCCGGGTACGCCTTGTCCCCGTCGGCCACCGAACGAGCGATGGCGTACCCGTCACGGAACCCCAGGGCCCTGGCGAGGTCGGAGGCGGCGAACCAGAGGTGGTTGTCGTCGAGGTAGGTGCGGATGGTATGCCCCTCGTAGTGCATATTCCAAGCTTCGTCCATTACTTCTTCTCCTTGCTCTTCTTGGCTTCCTTCTTCTCCGGGAAGCCCTTGACGTAACTCTGACCCCAGGCACGGTCGAAGATCGGCCGGTCGGCCTCGGTGTAGGCGTAAACCTCGCGGACCTGCCCAGAGGGGGTCTCGTCGAAGCGCTTGCCGGGCTCGACGCCCCGCTCGGCCACGTAGTCCTCTCTGACATACCTGCCGAAGGAAGAGGAGCAGCGCGTCACCTCGTCTGCGGTGGCGCCCTTTTCGCGCAGGTAGTCCTGGATGTACAGGGGTCGTGCGCTCGCCTCGATCTCAGGCGTGTCGCCCATGGTGCGGGCGAGGACGATCTTGGCCTTGGCCTCCAGGTAGTCCTTGGAGATGACGTTCTTCAGGGTGTCGAGAACGCGGGCCTGGGTCTCGGCGTCGTATGGAGCCCCAACAGTGCGGGGGTTGATGGCGACGCCTTCGTGGAAGTACTTGTCGAGGGCGTCGGCCGCCTCGCACTGGTAGGTGCGCACGAGCTCGCGGGTGTGCTCGTTCTTGAGGCGGCCGGTGTCGATGGTTGCGAGCCACATAGTGAACGTGCGACGGTCGATGAAGATCATCTCACGCCTCTGGTCATCGCCAGGCATCTGCGCGTGTATCATACACGCGCAGGTCCAGGACTGCCGCTGGAGCCTCTGCCACTGGCCGTTGGCGTCCAGGTCGAGCGCCTCGCAGACGGGGCGCAGGGCGACGTAGGTGCCGTCGGTGGTGGTGTAGATAGTGGTGTTGTGGAACGGAATCCGTGTGAATTCCTTCACGGCATCTCTCCTTCTTGCGGGTCGGTCGGGACCTCTTGGTCGGCCCCGATGGGGACTACACTACCCTACTACCGCGGGGGCCCGCAAGACCCGAGCCGACCCGGCCGGGGTCCCGTGCTTGACGAGACCCCGGCCGGACAACATGGGATCAGAACGGAGTGGTCGAGCTGTCGACCGGCTCGAACTCCACCTCATCAACCTGGCCCCGCGGGCTACCCATCAGCGGGGAGCCGTCGGGGTTGAACATCGGCTGCTTCGTCTCACGGTCCACGCGCTGACGGGGCGCGGCCACCGACGTCTTGATCGTGCACTTGCGGCGCTGCATCAGCGCGAACAGCTTGTCCACAGTCGTCTTCAGCCCGGTCGCGTTGAGCATGGGCTCCCGCTCACGCGGGTCCTCACGCCACATGTCCACGGCCTCCAGCATCCGACGGAAACCGGGGTTGAGGACCTGCGTGGTCTTCCCCCGCTCCGTGCGCTTGAAGTAGAGGACCGTGTACCCCGGCACGGCGACACCGTGGTCGGGGTCGTTGGCGTCGTCGATGACGTACGTGAGCACGGCCATCGGCAAACCCTTGGACGACAGCCGGCACTCCGTCTTGGTGACGACGGCGTTGTGGAAGCCGGGCTCGGGGGCGCGGAACGAGAACTCCTCCGCGACCTCCGCCTGGGACAGGTCGAGGCCGTCCAGGGCGGTGAGGTCAGCGCCGGAAGTGCCGGCGGCGGCAGCGAACGAGGCAAAGGGGTCGTTGACAGTCATGCGTTCTCCTCGGGGTTGATGGTGTCGGTGTTGATGTCGTGAGCCAGATTCCAAACCCGACCCATGGTGGGGTTCTCCAAGAAGTCGGGAAAATCCCTGACCCGACGCTTGGTGATAGCTCCCGGCAGTGCGAAGTCCGCCCGGACGGCGAACCTCCCACTCTCCAACTTGCCCGACCTCATGTAAACAACGAAGTCGAAGTTGGAAGGCAAGTGCTTATCGGACTGCTGGCCCCGGAAGGCCGGTCCGATCTCGGTCTCCCCGGTCACCGAGTTGGTGACCCGGGCGACGTGGGTGAGAGCCAGGAGGTTGACACCATCGCATCGCAGGAAGGCGTTGATCAGCGCCATGACGTTGTCGTAGGCGTCGGTCCATGGCTTGTAGTTGTTGCCGGGATTGGCCGTGCGAGACTCGGTGACGATGAGCTCCTGGAGCTTGTCGACGGTGTCGAAAACTACGGTGCGGTAGGGGAAGGACCTACTGTTCATCGTGGGCCGGATGACCTGGGTGATGAACCGGTGGGTGTCGGCCCAGGAGTCCAGGTGGAGGATGGTGATCTTGTCCGGCTCACCCCATTCTTTCAGGGGAAGCGTGCCCCTTTCGAAATCGAGATAAAGAATGGGGGACATTTCGGGAACCCTGGATGCGGTGGCCGAAAAACTCGTCTTGCCGCTTCCTGCCCCGCCGTATAGAAGCATCGAGATATCCTTGAGCTCCTGCGGACCCTCCGCCTTGAAACCCGCCGCTGCGAGCATCTTCTCAAAGGCCGCGCTAGTCATTGGCCGCCGCCCCCGCCTTCACCGCCGACAGGGGGAACAGAGTCTCCTGCTTCCACCAGGGCAGGAGCAGCAGGTCGAGCAGATCCGCCCCCTCCTTGCCCGCCTGCCAGGCGGCCAGCAGCCGCTCGACCTCGGCCCCGGTACGCAGGTCCGCACCGGCGTCGCCGCTGATGACCTCGAACTCGGTCCGCGTGCCACCGTACTTGCGAGCCCGCGACAGGATCCGCAGGTAGTTGAACACCAGGTCGCTCAGGCCCTCCTTCTTGAGGACCCAGACGGTGACGTGGTGGGTGTCGCGCTTGACGGTGCGCTTGTAGATGGCGACGCCGTCGAGCTGCTTGGCGGCCTCGATGGCCTTGGGGACCTCAACGCGGCGGAACCCCTTGAAGCTGTTGCTCATCAGGACGCCTCCTTGTCGATCCACTCGGCCAGGGTGTCGTAGGAGCCCATGACCTGACGCAGCCAGCCGACGATCTCCTTGCGCTCGTAGATGGCCAGCACACTACCCTGCCAGGGGATCAGGGCCAGGCTGCGGCTACGGCGCGTGTAGACGGTGCGGAACCGGCCGAGCTGGTTCTTGGGGCGGGATCGCACCCAGCCCCGGTCTTCGAGGAGGGCGCCCACCATGTGGATGGGGGCCGGCTCCTCGCCTTCGTGCTTGTAGAGACTCATGTCTCTCTTCCTTCCTCTTGTTCTCTCTTCCTCAGCCTGCGGGGCGCGGACCCCACAGTTCAAGCATGGCAAGGTTATTCTTCTCCTCCCTCTTCCTCCTACTGCACGTGTAGCAGCCGTCGGAGGACTCGAATGCTTCGGGCTCGTCGCCCCCGTGGACCCGGTCCAGGATCTCACTGAAACGGGCCAGGGTGGCCTCAGCGGCCTGGGGCCTGTAGGGGAAGGTGATCGTGCGCAGCGAGCCCGGCAGAACGTCTGTGGTGGCGTCCCTGGGCAGCATGAGCAGGTTCGCCCGCCTCACCTCGTAGCCGTCGCGCGACAGCCCGTAGCAGTACAGCATCATCTGGACGTAGTACTTCCAGGCCGTCTCCCAGAACTTAGACGTACGGTCCAACAGCACCGTGCCGTCCAGGCGGGCGTGAATGCACCTCGACAGGGCGGCGATGCGCGCCTTGCTCAACACCTTCCAATCCATGACGTCACCGGTGACCGTGTCGAACACGTCGACAGTGCCGATGATCTCCCCGTAGCCTTCCATGTCGGCCACCTTCACCCGGTGCTCGATGAGCAGGCTTCCGGCCCGGCCAGCGGGGGACTCCTTAAGGCGCTGCTCGGCCAGGGCGTGGAAAGCGGTGCCGATCAGCGGGGCCAGGGGAGCGCCCTCACGCTCATCCTTGTAGGCGCCCCGGATTCTGTCGGACAGGCAGCGATCGCACACCTCACCGATCTCCGAGGGGCCCAGGTGCTTCTGCTTGTCGCGCCGCGACGGGGCGGACACGATGCCTACGACCTCGTCGACAGCCCGGGCGCCCTGAATGCTCAGGCTCAGCATGCGTCCGCCCCCTCATCCCGGCGGGGAACCGTCACCACGTACGGCTCGCCGCGAGTGCAAGCCCGCTCGTAGATGTCGGGGAACTGCTCCTTGAGCGCCTCGGGGTTGATAACCGTCGTGTACACGCCCGCCCTCTCGTCCGTTGACACGAGCTGCTCGTCGAGCAGGGCGGCGGCGATGAACGGGCGGAAGGTGCGGCGTGTCGACATGATCACGCCGTCGGCTCGGGTGAGGTCCAGCGCCTTCATCTCGGCGATGATCCGCTGGTTGACTTCCGCAATGTCCGCGTCAAGGTCGGCCCGGTCCTGAAGCAGGGCGCGGCGCCGGTGGATCAGTGAGTCGAGTCGTTCCATGTGTTCCTCTTCCTTCTAGATGAGCCCTGATTCCGTCAGGGCGCGGTGCCTTTCGGCAAGTCTTCCGACGACGGTGTCGTCGATGGTCCCGGGGCATTGTACCAGGTAGCGCACGACGCCGCGCGTTTGGCCCGAACGATGCAGTCGCCCTTGGGCCTGCTCGTTGATGACCAGGGAGGAGTCCCTGGACAGCCAGATCTCCGTATGACAGGCGTCCTGAAGCCCGTCGACACCCTCGGCGATGGCGGACACGACGGCCAGGAGGATCTGAACCCCCTTGTCATCGCGGAACGTGCGCCAGCCCTCATGGTCATCCCCGCTCACCTGTTCCACCCGGTAGCCCGCCTTCTCCAGCCGCCACCGCAAAGGTTTGAGGAACTTGCGGGAGTGGGTGAAGACTATGACCCTCTCGTCGCCGACGTCCTGGAGGATGTCGAGCAGGGCGTCGATCTTGCCGCTCTTGGAATCCCGGTCGAAGGAGATGACCTCTCTTATCCCGCCAGTGGACGTGGTGTAGTCCATGACGATGGGCTGGGCGAGGGTGACCTGTTGGAGGCGCATGTCGAGGGTGACGGGAAGGTTGACGGCCACGGGGTTGTTGTCGAGCCACGCGATCGCCTTGTCCCGCCACTGTCTATAGATGCGCGCCTGATCCCGGGTCATGGTTGCGGCGACCCGGCGGATGTCGACATCAGCCAGTTCGGGCAGGGCCTGCTGGCGGGTGACCGGAATCCAGCAGGGGGTTGTGGCCTTCACCCGCCCGGGCTGCTTCTCCTCGCCGTAGATGCGCCCGTACTCGGTGTCGGAATAATAATTGGGCGTCGACTTGAAGAAGAAGTCGGCGAAGCGGGTGAACGAGGTGTAGCGCACGGGCCACAGGAACTTCAGAGCCCCGAAGATGTTGACCGGAAGATTTCCGGCCGGGGTTGCCGACAGGGCCAGCCGATGCCTGGACCTGATGCGACATAGGACCTTGGAGTTGAGGGACTTGTAGTTGCAGGCGCGGTGGACCTCGTCGGCGATGACGACGTCGAAGAGGGTGCCGCCGAATGAGTGGGTGTCGGGGGCGGAGACCATCTTCCCGGTGCGCCGGTCTTTCTTCTTGTGCTTGTTGCGGGCGGTCATGAGGGACCAGCCGATGAAGAAGACCCCCTTCTCGTTCCTGTCCCACAGGGCCTCCAGGTTGGCCTTGTTCTCCTTGCCTTTGGCGGCGCATTCGCGCAGCTCCAGGCCCCAGACTTCACGAACATGCCGTCGCCAGCCGTCGATGGTGTGCAGGGGCGCAACGATGAGGACGCGGGCGTCCTTCGGCTCCTTGGCGTCGTATTTGAGGGACTCCCCTGCACTAGTGAGGGCCGTGTACGTCTTGCCGCTTCCTAAGCAGCATGCCAGCAGGCCCGTGCCCCCGGCGGCGGCGATCTGTTCGACCGCCGCCGCCTGGTAGTCACGAAGCCTCATGGCCGTGCTTCTTCAGCGTGTTGCGGGCCAGGTCCTCGACGTCGGCGGCCAGGTCGCGCAGGATGTCGTCCACGTTGTCGCCGCGGTAGTAGACGACGTCGCCGCAGCGCTGGTAGCCCATGTGCTCGCCGTCGGTGAGCAGATCGGGCTCGTTGATGTGGAAGGCGATCTCCGGGGCCATGATGCCGTGGTCGCGCAGGTAGTAGTAAGGGCCCCTCAGGATGCCCATCACGTGCCACAGCCAGGGCTGCCGGATGCAGATGCTCACGTCCGCGCCGCCCTCGTCGTCCCACTGGTCGTTCTCCAGGTCGGCGGCCGACACCCGCACGAACGGGGTGTCCTCGCTCATGAGCGCCTCAAGGCGCTCCTCGATGTAGTTGATCATCTCTTTTCCTTTCGCTCTTGCGCGTCCCGGCCAGCCATGTACGGCAGGGTCACGCCCATGAAATAGTCGGGGTCACGGCAGATCCCCGAGTCGAGCAGAACCTCGAACTTCCACACTTCGTTGGTGTCGGGCATGTCGACATACCGTCGGACCTGAACTTCCGTGCCCGTCAGGTCGGGGCCCACATCCCAGGCGCCGAACTCATCCGTCCAGAAGAAGCACTCGGCGTGGCGTTCGACATGCCGCCCGGCGGCTACGACAGCCTCGTACAGTTGGTCGAAGTCCCAGACCTCAAGAAGCCTCGGCATCGTCCTGCGCCTTCTTGTCCGGCTCGATCTGATTGACGTACATCATCCACTCGGTGCCGTCGGGTGCGTCGTTGAGATGGATAAACCCCTCCCTACGGTGCGCCAGGGCGCGCTGGGCCGTGGCCGTCAAGATCACGCCGTGGATCCACGACTTCCACGTCTCGCGCTCCTTGTCTCCGCCCCAAGACTCGTTCATCCCCATGATCCGGTTGAGCAGATCATCCAGGTCCGACCAGTGGACCCGTTGGGCGTTCCTCAGGTTCCCGCACCACAGTTCGATGCGCTCGGCGGTGAAGGGCCGGCCGGGCATGTTGAAGTACTCGAAGTTGAAGGTAGTCACTGTCGCTCCTTGGGCTGGTAGGTGACGACCCAGTTCTGGTCGTCGGGGGCGTCATCGAGGATGACGGAGACCTCCTCGTTTCCGCCGAGGTGTTCGAGGGCGTCGCGGGTGGCCAGAGCCCGCTCGATGAACTCGCCCCACATGAGCCCTTCGAGCTCGCTCTGCTTGGCGACCTTCTTGCCGACGCCCCGCAGGCGCCGCCAGGTGATGGTCTGCCCGTTACGGGTGATGAATGTGGTCATCATGATGTACTCTCCTTATTGGTGTTGGTGTTGGGGTTGAGGTACCACATGCACTCCTTGGCCAGGAGCGCGGACCACAGACCCTGTCGACACAGGGCGCCGACAATGGCTTTCTTGGCCTCACGGCCGTCACCGGGCAGGGGGTAGTCGAGGCCCATCTCCGCCGCCAGATCAACAGCCCGCTGTTCGTGAAGGAAACAGACCTCCTTGAGGAACCTTGACACCACACTGCCGGCGAGTCCACCGGATACGGAGGCGAGGGCCATGTCGCGGATCTCCCCGTCCGTCAGGGCGTGGTTCCACTGTTGGGTTCTCATGTACCCGCCGACACGCCGCGCGAACCACTCCCAGTTGGGCGTCTCAGTCGTTGTTGCCGCGGGCATTGTCGTCCTCCTTCCCCGGGGGCGGTACGAGTGCGCGAGTGAGGTAGAAGGGGTTGCCCCCGCCCGGGCCGATGTCGACGGCTTCGGAGCCGCCTTCGAGGGACGCCCGGACCATGCCCTCGTCGAGCAGGGGCATGAGGATCAGGGCGGGCCGGCCGGGCGTGGTGGTGATCGTTGTGGTCAGGGCGCCTCGTTCCATGCGGCAGGGCACCCCGTACCCGTTCAGGTACTGTCAGACATCGGCGGACACCCGCGCCCCCGCCTGTAGGGCGAGGCGGGCGAGGCCGACCTGCATGGCCTGCTGGTAATTGTCGTGGGCGCCGAAGTTCAGGAACTGCTGCCCCTGGAAGCAAACGGCGCCCCGGGCGATGCTGAACGTGTACCCGTCCTGAAGGGCGAAGGGGAGGTCGGGCAGCACGTGGTATCGGAGAATGGTTTCCGACACCCGCCACGCGGCGGCCCTATCCTTGAGAACCTTACCGGTAGGCGGGTCAATGATGCCGTCGCCGCTGATGTCGAGCGCCCACCTGTCGTCCCAGTCGGAGTAGAGGGCGGCTTCTCCTTCGGCGGGGTTGTCGTACACGGAGACGACGGAGTGGAGGGCGCGGGGAAGGTTGAAAAACATGCCGTCCAGGTACTTCACAGCAGTGCCCCCTCGCAGTCGACTCGCACCTGGAAGGGGAGCTCGGTAACGATGTCGTTGAAGCGCGGGTGGTGGGCGAGGTCGCTGATCGCCTGCCAGTAGTCCGCGTCGGCTTCGCCGGCGTTCGGGTGCCCGAACGGGTAAGCGGGCAGCCCGTCCAGGCTCAGGTCGATGGCCTTGTCGACCAGGCGGTCGAGCTCGTCGTCATGAATCATGATTCCCATTGGGGTTCTCTTTCTCTCTGTCCAATTCCACCAGGGTGCGGTGGACGGTGTCCTTGTTGATGCCCGGCTCGCGTGAGACCACGCGGCGGTCGCCACGCACGGCGACGAGTCGGCTGTCGGCGGCCCCGAACAGCAGCAGGGTGGTGCCCCGGTTGCTGTACACGCCGCGGGGGCGGGTGGTGCGGTAGTGGATGCTGTCGAGGGACACGACCTCATGTTTGGCCAGCTCCCTGGCCAGGGTGTCGAGCCTCTTGCGTCCGGCCATCAGGACTCGTTTCCGGCGCGCAGCTGGCGGATGATGTCGCTCAGGTAGGCGACGTCGCCGGGTCCCAGCGGCCACCCGGCGCGTGAGATGTCGCGGTGGAGGAGCCGGCAGGAGATGACCGCATCGTGCGCGTTGGTGTAGGTGATGCGGACCGTGGTGCCGCCGGCCTGTACCGGGCGCTCGATCCTGTCGACGTGAATAGCCTCGTTGGTGGAGCAGCGGACGACGGCGCCATCCCCGGCCCAACACAGGGTGTCGTCGTAGGGGGCGCCCCACGTGGCCCGCACCTCTTCGTCCAGGGAAGCGCGGACCCGGTGCTCGACGTCGTCGGCGGCCCGCTTGAAACCGTCGGCCATGACGTCGAGGAGGTCGCCGTCCCCGTGTTCGAGGGTGAGTCGGCCGCCGTCAGTGCCGTAGTCGATGCTCTTGTAGTCGAGCTGACCGTTGGTGATGCCGGCGACGTGGTAGAGGACGAGCTTGACGACATCGTCGGCGAGCTGGTTCAGGCCGGTGCTCCAGTCGGCGGTGTTGGCACTGCCGCTCAGGGAGCTGTCCCTATCCTCCCAAGTGAGGATCCCGTAGTCGTCCCTGTCGTCGACACGCTCACGCCACAGCAGGTCAAAGGTGATGACCTGGCTCCACCGCTTGACGGTGGGGAAGAGGACCCGCAGGACAGCCTTGTTGTCGTCCTCCGCCTCAACCAGTTCGTAGAAGCTTCCGGCCCACTGCGTTCCCGGGGTCCGGCGCGCGATGCGATGCCCCGTGGGCATACGCTTGTTGATGTCGTAGGTGATCTGCCGCCAATTGGCGCTCATGTGTTGTCCTTTCTGCTTCTTCTTGGCTGCCCCTCTTCGTTGCGAGAGGTTCGTCCTCCGGGCGGGGCTTGCACCCGCCTGGTCCCTGACGGTCCGGAGGGGGTCACTCTCAGGCGACCCGGTTGAGACGGTGAGCGGAGGCTCCCAGGGCGCACAGGCCCAGGCAGCCGATGAACTCGCCCGTCTTCTTGTCCTTCACTCCCCGGCCGGGGGAGATGAGGTCATCGCGGTCGGGGAACAGGACCCGGGTGGCCTCGGCGACGATGCGAGGCACGAGGAGCATGACGTCGTCCCTGCGAGGGGGCAGGAACACGCTCTTCGGGTCGCCCTTGAGGGCCACGTAGACACCTTCGACAACGGCGTCGCCGAGCCGGTGGAACATGACCGCCGGCGCCTTGTGGTGTTTGGGCAGGTGAAGAATCACCTTGGACTGATCGTGCAGGTCCAGGATGGTGATGTCGACACCCGTGTGGTTCTCAATTCGCATTGTTGTTCTCCTCCCAGTAACCGCAGAGCTCTGGGTGCTCCTCGCGCATCTCCACGGGCATCCGTTCGTACCTGATGAGCTCCTCCAGAGCGTCGGGGTTGTCGACGAACCGCTTCTTCAGAACGATCTTGGTTCTCCAGCCGTCACGGACCTTGTCGAAAACGAGAGGAGGCAGGCGGAACAGGTCATGATACTTCAGCTGCCCGGTTGTCTCCCTGACGAACTCTCCGAGCCAGTAGTTGGCGTGGCCCTGGGTCTTCCAGAACTTCGGTGGTGTGAAGTCACTCATCGTCAGTTCCCTTACCGTTCAGCCAGGCCACGGCGGCGCACACCCTGGCCCGGTCCTCATTGTTGAGCAGCCGCTCGGCGCCCCGGGCCAGGAACATGGTGGTGAAACCGCCCCGGGAGTGGGCCTTCCTCAGGGTGCACTTGGATCCCCCGTCGCAGGGGTAGCGCAGGTCGACCTCAAGGATCAGGGCGCGCCCGTTGTCCCGGTTGACGAACACGCCCTGGTCCTCGGCCTCTTCGAGACCGGCGTCGAGGAACTCCTCACGCAGGCAGGCCATCACATCCGCCGCGCCCTTGTCGTAGGCGTCGGTGAGCACGTAGCGCAGGTCATCGTCCACTTCGACACGGCCCTGGTCGTTGTAGTAGATGGCCCCGTCCTCGCGTTCGCCGCCGGCCAGGTGCTGGACCATGTCGAGCACGGTCCCGATGATGTCGCCGGCCAGGTTGTTCATGGCCTCGTCCATATCCTGCGGGCTATCGGTATCCCCGACACCGGAGCGGGACCAGTCCCGGGTCCACCACTGAAGGTCGGGAACGTACTCATCCTCGTTCGTGTTCAAGCCCCACTCCAGGTAGATGGTCTCCTCGCTGTGCGCCGCATCCGCGTCGGCCAGGTCGATGACGAGCCGGGCCTCGCCGTTCTCACCGGGGATGAGCCGCAGGTCGTTGTCCTCGTCGTCCGCTCGGCCGGGGAAGTAGACGTCGACGCCGTGAGGCAAAGCCTCATTGAGGGCCTCGGCCAGCTCATCCCAGTCGTCTCGGGTTTTCATCTCGTTTTCCTTTCTCTCTTCCTGTCAGTGCCGGCTACTGGCCGGCCTCCGACTCGTTCAGAATATCCATGATGGTCTTGCGCATGTGGGTGATGCCCCGCAGCGTGTCGTCAGTGAGTCCGGACTCGTCATCACCGACCTGGACAACAATGCGAGGCTGGATTTCCTTGTTGCCCTTGTAGAGCAGGACAATGACCTGGGCCTGATCAAGAGGCAGGATCTGCGCCTTGACAATGGGCAGGGTGACGTCCTGTCGGTTGAGGTCCCGGCCGTACACGCCCAGCCAGGCTCCGGTTCGGTCCTCGATCGTTTCGAACTTGAACTTGTCGGAGGCCATAGTCTGCTTGTACCGCATGGGGGCGGACAGGCGGCGGGCGGCGGTGTCGGTGAGCTCACGGCGGATCCACCCGGCCAGGTCCCTGGCGGCATCTTCGAGGCGGTCGAAGCGGTTGAGGTCGATGAGGACGGGTGCCTTCCCGGTGTAGCCCAGGTCTCCCATCCACAGCAGCGTGGCCCCGTAGCGCAGAATGGTGTTGCCCCACACCCGCTTGATGGCCCCGGCTTCGACGAAGGGTTCCAGGATCCGCTTCAGCATGTCGTCGACAACCCACAGTGCGGCCTTGCGAGCCCCGTCGAAGGTGTGCCAGCGGCCGCGGGCCATGTCGAAGATCTCACCGGGCCGGCCGATCCGGTACTGGCGCCTCCCCTCGTAGTCAACAAACCACCCGGGTTCCTCGGCCGTGTCGTCGTCCACCCGCCGAAGGACGAACGCCTCGTCGTTCCTGAAGGCCCGGGGCATGTGTTTGCGCACCTTGCCCCAGAACTTCTTCGGCTTGCTCATCGGTGCTCCTTCCACTGGCTGATGAGCACGTCCCGGATGGCCGCCATGCCCTTGGCGAGAGGCAGGTCGAAGCGGCCGTCGTCTTCGTTGTCGTCGTCCCCAGCCGGGTCGACACTGGCCCACCGGCCGTCGTCGGCCACCTGGGCGATAACCAAGTCGGGCTCGTCCTTTCGCTTGATCCCGCCGATCAGGCGCATGATGAGGGCCCGCCTGATCCGATCGGTGAACGCGCCCAGGTCCTCAGCGTTCACGACCCAGCTCGGCTTGCCGACAAGGATCTGGGCGCTGACCTCGGTCGGCCGGGTCTCGTGGGTGTGGGGCGGATCGGCGACAACCCAAGTCTGCTTGACTCTCTGCTCCGTCGAGCCCTCTGAGAGGCCGAGGGTGTGCCCCAGGCCGAACAGGGGCGTCTCCATGACGCTCACGTAGCACAGGGGCATTGCTGTCGCCCCGGTGATGACGGCCCCATCGAAGGTCATGTACAGCTTGATGTCCTTGATGCCGAGCCTCTCCTCGGCGGTCTTCATGGCGGCGATCGCGGTCGTGCGTGCCAGCGTCCGGTTGTCGAGGTTGGTGGGCATCTCCTTAGCGACGCCCATCCCCAGAAGCTCCTCAATGCGCTCGTCGGTAATCATGGCTTCTCCTTCTCTTTCAGATTCGGTCCAGGGCGGCTCGAATGGCCTGGACGACGTCGCTGTATCCCTCGCCCAGACCGTTGGGTGCGGTCCCGACGCGGAAGTGCATGTAGTTCATATCCCCGTCATCGAGGAAGCGGACCCGGGAGCTACCGTCCCGGCCGGCGGTCAGGTAGAGCATGAACCTTGTGGCACCGGAGTCGTCCTCGACGAGGTCGAGCATGGCCTCCCCGTCGAGGTTCATGTCGTTGAGCCACAGGTTGTCAGTTCCGTGACGAACCTTGTCCGCGATCCAGACTTGGAGGGTCTTGCGCAGGTCGACGAAGGCGTGCTCGATGGCGAGGGTCGACAGGCTGTCCCGCGTCTCCTTGAGGGCCTCGTTGAAGGTCCTGGCCTTGTCGAGGTCGGTGAGTATGCTGCCCCAGGTGTGCTCAAGGCTGGGCCCGAACCAGCACAGCTTGTGCTCCCCATTCAGGGGTCCGGGGGCGAGGCACTTGTCGGCCTGCTCGCAGGCCAGCCCTGACTGTTCCTTCAGGAGGGCGAAGGCGTCGGCGACGATCACCTTCCGGAACTCGTCCGTCAGGGGCATGTCGACCTGACTGTCGACACCCCCGATCCGGTACCCGTCCCCGGTGCTCCGGATTTTGTACCGGGGGTAGCCGTCGAAGTAGACGACCCCGTCCGGGTGGAACCAGAGGGATTCGGGTGTGGTCAGGGCGTAGGGCAGGTGGCGCTGCACCCTCGCCCAGGCGTCGTGCATGGTCCTGTTGTTGTCGCTCATGTGTTCCTCTCTTTCTCGTTGTTGGTGGTGAAAGCAGCAGCTCATTGCTGGCTCTCGTTGCCGCCCTTGGCAAGGTGGTCGATGGCCGCCGTCACGGCCTCCCTAACCTGTTTGATCTGATCCCAGGCCAGGTCGAAGACAGCAGCCGGCGTGTTCCCGGTCCCCGTGATCACGCGAACCAGCTGGATCCCCTCAACCGGTGGCTTCTGACAGACGCCAACCCACCGGGGGGCGGTGGGATCATCCTGCGTGATGATGAGGACGGAACCGGGCGGATAACGAACAAGGATCCGGCCGTCGCCGCCCTGAACCCGGTAGACGATGTCTTCGGCGAGACGGTCCTTCATGTAGTCGGCCAGGGCCGCGTGAACCTGGAACCGCAGGTCGAGGGGGCTGATGATGTCCCCTTCGAGCTCGAAAATGGTCACGCCGTCTTCGTCGACAGTGACCTCACCGTCGTCGACAACGAGCGTGCGGTAGGGCACGACGTCGTCCGGGTCCCCGCCGTCGTAGATAACTGTGGGGTCGGTGAAGTAGTCCAGCGTTGAACCCAGGACCTGTTCCCGGATCCGCCGTGCGATATCACCCGCGTCGTCCCGGTTGAAGGGAAGAGTCTCATCGTAGTCGTTGAGACTGTATCCGCGGGGCACGTAGCGGCCCTGTTCGATACGGCCGAGGCGTATGGTGTGCGACCACCACACGTCCCCGACGATCCCCTCCCCTTTGCCTCCGTCCGAGTGGTCCCAGGTCAGGTAGTCGTCGATCGCCGGGCATTCGATGGCGTCGAGGGCCCGGTACCAGGCTCGCAGGGCTTTGTTCTCCCGCTGCGCGCGGGCGTCTAGGGTCGCTGTCATTGTCATTCGGTCTCCTTCTGGCTGGTCAGGAAGTCAAGCATGTCTTCCAGATCCACGTCGTCCTCGTAGTCCGCGTACGCCCGGGTGTAGCGGACCTTGCCGTCCTCCTCGTAGTGGACGGTGAGCAGGTAGCCGACATCCTGCGTGAAACGAACCGTCCGGCCTTTGAGGCTGACGGTGGCGTCGGCCGGGCCGGGCAGGGCCAGGTGGGCCTTGTCGTCCTGGCCGGCGGGCAGGTTCCCTTCGACAAGCAGGTTGAGCAGCTCGGTGGCCACGTCGACGCACCAGGCGCGGCTGATGGCCTGGCGGATGTCCTCCCAGATGGCCCCGATGCTGGCGCACGGGTTATCCGAGAGGGAGTACACCTCGTCGTTGGTTCCGGCCCACCGCACGGTCCTGTCGTCGTTGTCGACATAGACGGGGGCGCTGGCGGGGGTCAGCATGGTGAGCACCTGCTGGCGGATGAGGCCGGCGGCACCGTCGGGGAAGGTGAGGTACTCTCCCTCCTCCCCGTTTTCCTCCCAGCCGTCGGGCATGAGGATGGGCCTGTTGTTGTGCCGGTGCACCTCGCCGATGACGACCTCGTTGCCGTCAACACCGACAATGCGCACGGTTCCGTCCTGCGTGTCCAGGGACAAGGCGTTCTCGATACCGGTGTGCCCGATCTCATCCAGCGTGCGGTACCAGTGGCGGATCATGTCGGTCTCGGGCCGGCCGACAGTGATGATGGTCATGTTCTCTTCCTTCGGTTCGGGTTGTTGGGGCTGCTTTCGTCCCGTGCCGGGCGGGGGAGTCGAACCCCCGCTTCGACCGTCCCGGCTGTTTTCATGTGGGGTCACCACACGTAGATGTTCACCTTCTGGCCGGCCTGGCTGATGTCGGCGGTCCGACCGCACTTGACGCACACGGCCCCGACGAAGGACGGGTCGGGTACGGTCCCGAGCCGGGTGGCCGAATACTGTGGCGCGTGACGGGGGCACAGCGGTCCGTAGTGGGTGACCCCGCGCCGGATCCGGTCCGTCTGAGCGGGGGTAAGCACCAGGTAGCCCCCCGCCCTGAGCGCGGCCGACAGGAAGTCTCTCAGAACGGGTTCGGCTAGCGGGTCCCGCCCGTCGTAAGGCTTGCGGCCGAGCAGGTCGTTGGCGAGGCGGCGCAGGCCCTCCCAGGTGAGCACGTGGTCAGCCCAACTGGGAGCAGCGTTCCACTCCGGTGCGTTATCCGTGTTCAGGGCGTCGATGATCTTCTCGATCAGGTTGTCGGTGCCGGTCTTGCTCTCGTTCATTTCTCTCTTCCTTTCGGTTGCTCAGTCCGCGAAGCGGAGGAACGTCACGGCCCGAGCGATCAGGTCCTTGTCCCTTATCACGCCGTAGTCCGCTCCCGCGACGGCCCGACCCTCCCCACACCGGTCGCCGCGCAGGACGATCATGGCCATGGGTTCGCCATCGCAGATCACGACGGCGCGGCCTCGGCGTCGGACGACGATATCCTTGGATCCCCAGTCAACGACCACATCCTTCTGGCTGTTGACCGCGTCGCGCAGGGCGTCGGCCAGGGCGACCCGGTGCTTGAACCCCGTGATGCGCACCAGGTGCGCCTTCAGGTCCTTGATGCTCCGGAAGCCGTCGAGGAAGGCGCCCATCTCCCCCGTCGGCGTCCACACCATGAACTCCCGCGTGGGGTTGAGTTCCCACGGCGGGATAACGGGCAGCGGCAGAGATTCCAGGACCTTCTCGAAGGCGACGTCTGTGATCAGCTGGGCGACCTTCTCCGTTGTGCTCCTGTCCAGGTAGATCGGCTTCCTGAACAGTCGATGCACGATGACGTAGTTCCCGTCCTGTTCACGGTGAACCTCGGCCAGGATTGTCGCCACTCGTCCCCGGCGCAGGATCACAGCGTTCTGGCATACTCCGACGCTGTCCCGGAATGGGCCGGGGATGCGAGCGATGACTTCGCTCCAGAGCTGTTCTTCGGTCATTGTTCTCCTATCTTCTTGTCGCCGTCGGTCCGGCTAGACCGCAAGGCCCTCCCCGTAACGGCCGGCGCGCCCGAAAACTCGCAGCTCGCGCACGGCGATTGCCAGGTCCGTCCGGATCTCGGCGTCCAAATCGTCGCCGGCGACGAAGACATCCTCGGCCCGACAGCGGAGGATGTTCCAGACCCTGTCCAGCTCGCCCTGGCTCATGGGGTACAGGGCGGCCCGGATAATCATGGCCGGCCGCATGCCAGCAGGCGCGTCCCCGTCCTCGAAGACGAACCGCAGGGCGTTGCGCGCTTCGTTCAGGCGCCCTGTGAGCAGGGCTCCCCGAACAAGCCGGGCCTGTTCGTTCAACCAAGTGGTTCGGTTCATGGTGATGCTTCCTCTCTTCTCTCGGTTGGCATCGTGCTCCCGGCGGGGCTCGAACCCGCTGCGCGGCCTGTGAAGGGCGACAGGAGCGGTGGGCCGGGGCGGGCGAGTATCAAAATCTTGTCCCGCCCCGGCCCGGCTCGGTTTTTTCAGTCGGCGACCTGGGCCAAGAAGGCTTCGAGGTCCGCCTCGGTGGGCAGCGGGTAGCTCTCGTAGATAAAGGCACCCGGCTCGTACTCCTGGACCTGTCCGCCCTGTGCGCGGCCGTCCGCGGTCCACAGAAACACGGGGATGTCGCCGAGGTTCCCCTCAATGCGGAAGACGACAACCAGCGCGCCGTCGGGGTTCAGGTGGAACTTGGTCCCGATGCGCGGGTGAAGGGCGTTCCTCAGCCGCCACGCGATGAAGCCCGCGTTGGCGTGGGCGTGATCGACATCGGCCAGGAGAGCGCTCAGGTTCTCCCACGGCATGTCGTTGCCCTTGCGAGGGGCGAAGATGACCCGGGCGGGGACCGTCCCCCACGGCGTTTCGACAGAGCCGGGCTCGTCGCCTAGGAAGAACTGACCAGCGTCGTCCCGGTCCTGGACGAGCCAGGACGAGATCAGCAGAGAGGCGATCTTCTCCCGGACTTCGGCGACAGTGGGCCAGTCCGGTGCGTACCAGTGGACGGCGTTACTCCCGTCCTGGCCGTCCCAGCCCGGCTGGAAAGCCAGGACCTGCTCATCTGCATAGAACCCGGCCGGGGCGTAGTAAGGCATCCGTCGGAGCTCCTCGTACGGGCGCAGAATCCCGCCGTCCAAGAGCGGTCCGATCTCGTCCCAGTTGTCAGGATCGACAATCATGTTCATTGTGGTTCCTTCCGGTTTGTGTTGGCGGGTGTTCAGCGGGCGGCCCGACGGATCCTCTGGGCCTGCACAGCCCGGTACTCATTCGTGAACGCTCGGTGCCAGTACTTAAGGCTGGGCAGCGGGTCCCAATCCCCGGTCTTGCGTCCCTTACGGGCTGTCTGGAACAGGACGTCTCCCGCCGTCTTGAAGTCTGTGTCAGTCAGCCCGTACAGCCAGTTCCCGTAGGCGATGATCTCCCGCCTCCCGAACTGGACGGTCGAGCGGAGGAAGTAGTTAATGTCCTCCGCAAGGGCGTCATTCGTGCTCATTGTTTTCCTCCCGGTTTTCGTGGGTGCGTGCCGTACTTTTGCACGACATTCGCGCCCCAGGCCCGCGGCGAACGGGTAGAAGTTCTCCTCCCGGGGCTGTTGGGTTGGGCGGGCGTGTATTAGAACTTCGTCCCGCCGTGGCCCGGTTGGTGGTTGGTCAAGCGCGACGGGTCAGCCCGTCACAACCGATAACCGTACCTTCCTCGTCCCGGATAAGCTTCCCCGGGCTCATCAGGTCGCCGCGATGAGCCGGCGCGGCGTCGGCGACGGCCTTGGCCACAATGAGGACAACGTCCTCTTCGGGCTCAGGAAGGTTAATGATCTCCCGGGGACTCCCGGCAACGGCGACGGCGATCTCATGGCCGTCGATCCGGACCAGTTCGGGAGGCAGGCGATCGTAGATCACCCGGGCGGCGCCCCGGGGATCCGGGTCAATGGTGACGAAGTCCCCGTCCGCGGTCTTGATGTAGAGCGGGTGGGGAGTGAGATTGCAATAGATAGTCTCAGCAGTCATTTCAGGTTCCTCTTCTCTCTTCAAGGTAAGCCCGAACGATTATTCGGACTTCGCGCCCCGGGGCGGCAGCGAACCGCAGCGATCCTCTCTCCCGGGGCTAATGGGCCCTACACGTACTGCGCAAGGGCCCTAGTCAAGTCCCGCTCAGTTTCGAGCGAGACGTCCCGACTGAAATAGTCTGGGTCGTGGAAGTTCTCCCCAAACTCACCGCCGACAGGACGCCCCTCAGCGTCCCAAACGAAGTATCCGAATTCGATCTCCCACCAGTCGTGGGTGACCCCTTCCCACACAACCTTGGTCCCGCCGTCGGGCATCGTGCGGAACTCGGTAGGGGCAAGCAGGCTCGGGTTCTCGATCCGCCACGCCCAATAGCCCTTGGGCTTGCTCATTGTGGTTCCTCTCTTTCTCAGTTGCGGCGCCAAATCACGTAGCTAGTGCCCTCACGGTTGCCGGCCGTCTGGGCGTCCCAGCGACAGCCGACGAACCCGTCGGGGATGGCCGCGTCGCCATCCTCGTCGGACAGGCAGTCGGCGACCGGTTCCCATCGGCAGTCTTCGGTCCCACCGACGGCGGCACGCTCGCAGTGGGGCGCCAGATAGGTTGCGATAGTAGCCGGGGCGGTAGCAGGGTTAACCGGGGCGGTGTTCCTGGCACCATCGGCCAGGAAGGCAACGCTGCCCGCGATGATCGCGCCGCCGGCGATGAGGGCGCCGCCCGTGTAGATAACGCGGGACACGGTCCAGTCGGACGGGAAAGCGTGCACAGTGGTCATAATTAATGATCCTCTCGGTTTGGTGAGTGAGCGCCCGCCTTTAAGGGCGCATCCCCGCTTACGCGGGGTTAACTTTCGGGGTTCAGGCGGCGCGCCGGAACCAAGCTCGGACCGCGGCCGGGTCACTGACCGGGGCAGCGTTCCCCTTACGGTCGACAAGGTCCTCACCGAGCATCGTGAAGGTCCCGATGACGCGGCCCTTGAACAGGACCGAGCCATTGCCGGTCACGCCGGCGTCGGGGATGATCTGGCGCAGGGCGTCGCCGCGCCTACGGGCCCGGTCCAGCCACGCGATGTAGCTAACGTTGCGGCCGTTAATGGTGGGGTTCATTGTGGTTCCTTCCGTTGGTTTGTGTGTGCCCGCCTGTCTGGCGAACAGCGCGCCCGGGCGCGGGATCGAACCGCGCTACGGCTTCCGCACGGGGCGGCCGGGCTGATAGTAGGGGTTAGGTCAGAGATAGTAGTCGTGCTCACGCAGATAGGCGTCCGCGGCCGCGATCACGGGCTGCACGATCGCTTCCATGTCCCGCCAGTCGACAGGCTCGGTGCGCCCGGGGCGCATCATGTGAGCGACGCCGTCGGGCCCGGTGAGGGTGACTCGGCCGTCATCGGTCCAGTCGGCGGCGACGATGATCACGCCGCCGTCGCCGTAGACCTTTCCGTTCCTGCGTACCACAGAGGCGCCCTTGGTGGCCGCCTCAATCGCGTGCTCAATGGTCCTGGCGGCGGCGCAGGCGGCGGCCCGGCGCAGCCGACGCCGAATCTGCGCCAGAGTGCGCAGGCGGTCATCCCCGAGTCCGAGGATCACTCCCCCGGCCCCGACCGGGGCCGTGATGACGCGGCTGCCCTGTCTGTCCGTGCCGCACGTGTGCAGGCCACCGCCGGCTTCCTGCGCCAGATACCGCGCGGCCAAGGCGGCGATCGCCCACGGGGCGTCGTCGCTGTTCAGGCGAATCATGTCCCCGCCGTCCGCGGGGTACAGGGCGGCGGCGGCCTTGGCGCCTCCCAGATAGCCCAGGACGGGGCGGCTCGGGACGCCGAGCCGGATGACGGCGTCGGCGCCGTCGGCGGACAGGGTGTAGATCAAGCTCCCGGGCTTGGACAGCACCGGGCCGATATCGGCGACGCGGATGCGCAGATCTGTCATGGCCGCACGGTAGTAGGTCTTGAGGTTCATTGTGGTTTCCCTCCGGTTTATGGGGGATGGATTGGTAGGGATTGTTTTGGTCCCGCGCCCGGTACTCTTTTGACAGAGTCCTCTCGCGCACGACGGTGCGCCGGACCCGTTCTGAGCGGGTCGCTTGGTTTTACCGGGCCGCCTATTTCGTTTTATATCCGATTTTGGTACACCTAGGGTGCGGTCGGAGTTGGATTGCCGCGACGGGTATGTCCCGAGGGACGCCGCGCCGCCTTGGTCCTCTTCCTTCCGGCCCTATGGCTCGGAATACGCCCGCTGGCAAGCGGTACGGAGCAACCTTTAACCGTCTATTACTTTGCTCCGTGTATGTAGTTCTCAATCTTCGCGGGGTAAGTGAGTTGGTTGGGGCTTGGGGCCCGTTCCCTCTCTCTCCCTTGTGATGACCCTAGTCTAGCGCGCCTGCTGGGGAATCTCAACCTATCTTTCCGTGATCTATGTCACACTGGCTTGGGGCCGTATGTAACCGGGTCGGTAGCCGCCTGCCGTAAGGCGGGCGACGGGCCGGAAAGAAAGGATGAGGAGCGGGCGAAAAGTTTCACGTGAAACATCCCTATCCTTTTCTCCTAGGCGCACTATCCAATTTTCATCACGCGCGCTCACCGGGTAGGGGAGCACAGTGCCCCGGCGTCGGCTTGCACGACGCCTGTCTCTATGGTCCGGGGCGCCCCGTGAGGGGCAAGGTTGGG